ATGACCAACGGAACAGTAAAATTCTTTAACGGCACAAAGGGTTTTGGATTTATTCAGCCTGATGATGGCTCTCCAGATGTTTTCGTTCATGTTTCGGCTGTTGAGCGCGCAGGTTTGCATTCACTAAACGAAGGACAGAAAGTGAGCTTCGAACTAGTAGCGGATCGGCGCTCAGGCAAGAAGGCTGCTGATAACCTTCAGGCTCTTTGATGGGTTTCGAAATATTGTCTCCGGTCTTTGACCACGGATGTACTGGCACTGCTCGTTGAGGCAATTGAAAGGTCGGGGCTGCCCGACCTTTTTTATTCGGCCCCATTTTCAGATCCAAATGCGAAACCAATAACTGTAAGGTCAGTACAATATGCGTGAACTAACAAAAGAAACGCTATTCAAGCACCCTCTCACGCGGATCGAAACAAAAAGCGCGATTACCGACAAGAAGGCCAAAGTTATTCTCGAGAACGAAAGGTCGGCAGTAGACGCAAAAACCGCACGGCTCAGATCTGCGCGATTGGAGCGCGATCACACCGATTCACTAAAGAGTAGGATAGAAATTGCAGGTACTCGTAAGAGATAACAATGTTGACCAGGCGCTCCGTGTACTAAAAAAGAAGCTGCAACGCGAAGGTGTCTTTCGTGAAATGAAAGCACGGCGCTCTTACGAGAAGCAGTCAGAAAAGCGCATCCGAGAAAAGGACGAAGCAATCCGTCGCGCTCGCAAAGACGCAAAAAAGAGAGCTCAGCGGGAAGGACTGCTGCCCAAACCAAAACGCAAAGCGCCGACGCGACCGAGGAAAACCCAATCCCCATCAAGCGCGTCGTGAATCTTCCCCGCAGCGATGCGGGGTTCTTTTTTAGGCTGCCCGCCTCTCCTCCACTTTCTTTAGTCTCTCCGCAAAATAGATGATCTTATTCAGATCATACATCCGGCTGGCCGCGTCCTTCTCCCCAAACCTGTAGCAAGCCTTGAAGATGTTGCCGAGCGCGAAGGACATGGCTTTATGCTCGATCAGGTCGTTCAGTTCGGTCGCCCCTTGGGGCAGTTCGTAATAGCTCGTGCTGCCGCCGTCGGATGAGATTGGAGCGCCGGGTTTGGTGCAGTCTGGCATGGAATGCGGAGGTGGTGATGTAAAGCGCACATTGCGCGCGCCTATGTATCTGCCCTTTGGATCAATAACGCTCATACCTCTTCCCTCACCTCCCCCTTCGGCTCTTCGAACTTCTCAGACACAGGCCCGCCCGCAAGCAGACCACGTAGCGAAGACAGCTTATCGAGAACAAGCGGCCGAAACCGACGTGCTGCGAACGGCGGATTGTCATATCCGAACTGTGGGCAGATGCCTCGATCGACGCCCTTCAGGCGAACGCCGATGTAGCTGCCCTGCGTGTAATGCTCGAATGGACCGATCCATGCGATTTCATAAACTTCGCCTTCCTTAATCTCGATGAACTGTTCGAAACCGACAGCGCTATCGATGCAGACGACCTGCTGGCCCACATGGAAGTTGGTCATGATGCTTCTCCTGAAAGGATGGCGGCATAGATCATTTCGCTGGCAGATTGTTGATTGCTGTTGTATTCATCGCCTCGAAAATATTGAATGGCGACATTGGCACATCGATCACGCTCGGCAAGGATGGCACGGGCGATGACGTCAACTCCTGTGAGGCTGGTGATTGCTGCTGCGTCGTCCCCTGTTTTTTCCGTCTCATATGCCGCAGCTTTAGCTGCTTTTAAAACATCGTCAGGAATCTCGCTCACGCCGCTACCCTCCATGCTGCTAGCCGTCGATATTCGACCTGCACTCCATGGCTACGCGCTCGCGCCACCCCTTCGGCCATGCCCCGGCTCATCCCCAGATCAACATAAACCACGCATTTCTCCGCCACGCGATACCATGCAAGGCCGGCCTCGATGCCGAGTTCACGTTCATCAGGCCGCAAGTCGTCCAGCACCTGCGTATGCAGCAAGTGGCTTGCAATCGGCGCTTCACCCCGGCGCAAACTGTCCAGCAGGCACGCTCGCGCGTATTCGCTGTTGCGCGCCACGTCGCCGCTGTAAGGGCTTTCGATGATGACGAGCGGCCCGCGGCTGTCGTTATAAGGTTTTGGCGAACCACTTATAACCTTTCCGCCTACCCTCGCCTGCCATCCTTCAACAGCCGCTCGCGCAGCGCGGTCTTCTTCCTGCCATTCGTCGCCCGGCTGATGTACGTCGTAAAGCTGGTGTAGCTCCATATTTCTCTCCTCGTGTTTTGGTGAAAGCACCGCCTGGTGGGCGGCGCGGTGGTTGTATTTGCCGAATCAGAAGAACTGTTGTAATATACGTTTCAAAATAAACTATTCAGGATAAACAACTCACAATGATACGAAAATATTGTAGCCCTTGCTTCAAAGATATTTATTTCTCAGATAACCCATCTATAGTTCCCGACGGTTATGAGGATAGCGGTTTGACTGAATCTGATTATTCAGAAAGAGATTTTATTTCCAGTTTGGTGGCCATGGACGGGATCTGTCACTGCTACGACCACCATTTGCATCTTAGGGGCTCATTGAAATGCAGCGTCCAATGGTTCAGACATGAATCTGAAATCGTGGTTTCGGTGAATGAAAGGTGGCCTTAAGCCACCCTCCTCTCGCTTGCTACGTTATCATTCGCGGCCTGATACTTCGTCTGCGCGCCATCCATCATCGCGACACGGACGCGGCTGATCTCGCCGAACAGTCTGTGATATGAAATCGCCTGCATTGAGCGCCCCGATAGGAATCCAGAGCCGAAATGCCATGCATCTTGCGGCGTCGGGGTCTGGTGCGATTCTGAAATCACCCCGTTTCCTTCCGTGGCGAACTTGCTCGAATGGTGAATGTGGAAGCCGTGAATATATCGGTGCTTTGTCGCGCCCCAGTCTTCGGCTCGACGATGCGCCATAATGCTGGCCATGTCCTTTAACTTGACCGTATGGCCATGAGTTGCACCGAGAAGGACGGCACCGAAGCGGAACCAGAAGAACAGCGAAGGATCAACATCGACCGTGACGCGATGTTCGTTGCGATACCAGGCCAGCAGGAAATATGCGACGGCCACAGAGGCGTGCTCGTCATGATTACCGGGCAGGATGCGGACAGTAACGCGCGAATGCCGGCGAAGGTTGGCATCCACCGCTTTCACGATTAGACGGCACGCGGCCATGAGGACTTTCTGATAGCGTCCGTCAACCTGAAGAACGTTGCCAGAGCGGGCCGTCTTGTTCTCATTATTATCGCTGTGTAGCAGATCGCCTCCGCCAAGCACGATGGCCTCGCCGCTCGGCGGCGTTCTGGCTACAAGATCCTCGATCGCGTCACCAATGACCTTCTCGCCGATTTCAAGATCCCAGTTGATGCCGGTCTCTTTGCCCCAAGAGAAAAGGCCGAGATGCAAATCAGCTAACGGTGTCAGAGTCAGGAGGTCAGTATTTGCAACGGTCGGCGCGGGCTGCGGCTTTGCTACTGGCTGCCAGCCTTCGAATGCGGCTTTGAGGGTTTCGGCGATATCAACCGCCGACGGCTCCTCGCGGGTTTTAACCCACTGCTGCACAAGCCGGCCTTGAGCATCGACAAGAGCGGAGACACCTTTGACCGAATGCCCATCCGGAACATTGAATTGATCGCCAAGGTCGGGACGCTGCTGGATGAAGTCGCCGTGCGGCGTATTGCTAACCTTGGCAATACGAAAACCCGGCAAAACAGGGCTCGTGCCCAACATCCCAATCTCTGCCGCCCGCTTAATGCTGTCGTGAAATGCCGACTTCTTTATGCCAAGCGCCGCCGCAGCCTTAACCAGCGTGCCGTGCTCGCGGTAAGCCTCCGCTCGGCGCAAGAGTTCTTCGTGTGAAAGGCGCGCACCCGCGCCCTGTCTGTCATGGGACATACAGTCTCCTCGTGTTTGTTTTGGTGGCCGTGGTGAGCGGCGCAAGAGGAAGGATGGAATGTCTCGATAAACGTGGTGTTAATGGGAAAGTCACAAAGTCAAAAAATTGAAATTACTCGGAAAACTCCTATATAGAATACAACAGTGGAGTTTATTAAAGAATGGCTAGTGATATCGTAGAGAAAAAAGAGACGCCGATGGAGCGCGCAGATCGTATTTCGCGTGAGCTTATTTCTGCCGAACAAACAGACCGTGAGAAGAAAACTGCACGTCTTCGTAAAAAGCGTTTAGAATTAGAGCGCATTGCTGCGCACTAATCGAGATATAAAAAGAGCGGCCCGAATGCCGCCTATATTCTTGTGCGCGTCGTCCTCGTCGCCATGATGTTATCAATCCGCTCGGTGAGCCCGTCGATCCGGTGCGCCACACTTTCGATGGCCCGCATGATCTGGGACGTCTGTTCTTGCATGCCTGCCTTCGTGGCGAACGTCTCAGCCGCCCGCAGCTTGTAGTCGGAAAGCTCCTGCCGCGTCAGGCTGGCAAGCGCCATAGCAGCGTCCGCTTTCGTCGCATTGCGGGCCTCAGCTTTCGCGATCTGGCTTTCGACGTATTTCCAAAGCCCAAACAGAAAGCCCATCAGCATCACGATAAAGCCGACAACGGCCATGATTTCAGCGCCGGTCATCCGATAATCCCCCTTGCTGCCACGCCCAGCCACAGGCAGGCCAGCCACATTCGCGCCCTCATGGCCGCACCCCGCACAACTTTTCCAGTTTTGTGTTCTCCGCGAGGATCTGGCGCTTCGTGCCGTCGGTCAGGCTGTCCTCGACGCTCGGGCGGACAGGCCGGGCTACGTCGCAGTAGCTACCGGCTGTCACGCATCCACCGAGACAAAGCAGCGTCAACATCACCGCCGCCAAGCTTGCTGGTTTCATCTTCGATCTTCCTTGCTTTATTGGCGGCTTTCAGCCGGTCGGCGGTGGCGCTCGTCGCGTTGTCAGCCCTGCCTTTAAGGTAAGCACCCGCCAGAATCGCAAGGGCCGCAGCGATAGCCACGGCCCAGCCTGTGATTTTGGAGCGCAGGGATAAGAGCCAGGTCATGTAGTGATCCCCGTCAGCAGCATAGAGACAGTGCCGTCGCGTTCGCGGCGGATCAGATAACCATCTCGTGTCTCGGTGATTCCTTGGGCAAAGGTCAGTTTGGCGTCGCGCCATTCCTGTGTCTTGCCGCCGTACTGGACCTGCGCGACTGCAGCGTCGGTGTCGTATTCGATCACCACCGTTATCTTGCTCACGCCGCCACCCTCTTCAGTTCGAGCCTGCCACTTTTCCAGAGCCAGAAGCCCGCGCCTGCTGCGACCAGCAGAAGCGCGACCGTCGCGAACGCCCAAGGGTTGGAAACCGCACCGATAAGGCCAGTGACGAGCGTGCCGCCCGTGCCGGCAACGATCGTCTGGACGGTCTTATCCTGTAGCAGCGGCACGTCGTCAGGCTTGGCGTCTTCCGCCTTGGCAGGTTTCTTTTCGCGAGCTGCCACGAGGCTGTCGAGGAAGTTGCGATAATAACCGGCGATGAGGCTGGCCTTATCGCTGCCGTTGACGATAGCGCGGGCTCCTAAAGGGTCTTCCTTGCCGCCGCCGAAAAAGTCAGCCAGCCTCTTGCCAGTGAACTTGCCGTTGATCATCCCGTCGAACAGGATGCGGACAGCCGTGGCCATCTCCAGCGCGGCGTCGGGGTTATCGCCAAGGCCGTACTTCTTATAGTTGTCTTTGCCGGTGATCTGCGCCAAGGCGCGGCCACGATATATCCAGCCGTCGTTGGCGCCGGTATTGCCCATGCGCCCGCCATAGACCTTGTTTGCCAGGGCCTGCGGATTGCGCACATAAGGCTGGGCGCTCTGCACAGTGGAAAAGCGCGACGGCCAGACCTGTCTGATGCGTGCTGCACTGGTGTAATTCAGGTTTTCCTCGACCGGCTGCATCTTGCCGCCGGTTTCGTGGAATGCCGTCGCGAGCACGTAGGCGGTATATGTGTCGGGGAATCCGCGGCGCTTGGCTTCCGCCAAGATGGCTTCCGTACCTTCCACCTGCTTGGTGGATAATCGCCCGCCAAAAGGCGCGCGCCTCGCATACGCGAAGAACGTTGTTTTGTTCATTGGGATGTCCTGAAATTTAACGATAAGAGGTTCTTGAAACCGCCGACGCGATCACTAAATCGAAGCCGTCATTCCAACACACTTCGTTCGATCAAATGGAGGTTTCGATGAGCGACCGTTTGTTTGACAGTCCAATTTTTGTGAAGGACGGAAAATTTCTGATAAGGGAGATTGCAGGCCCGATTGACGCAATCGATTTTCTTTATGAATGGCCAAAGGATGATCGTGACATCATCTATGAAGTGGCATGGAGCGCCTGTTGTGACGCTCACAGCGGGCAGAAACCGCTAATCGTGGCGCAAAACGCCTTCGAAGGCTTCGCTCGAAAACGCAACATTCTCGAAAAACCTGAAGCTGCTATGCCGTGGATGACGTCTCACACCTCGGGCGGCGGACGCGTTCAGGCATGAGGCAGGACCATGCACTGGTACTTTATAATTGAGGGCACGATCCTCGTTGCTTTGCTCTGTGTCATAACTGTGCTTTTCTGGGACACCAGACGGCGGCAATAGTTTTAAACCCCGGCTCGTTCCGGGGTTTTCTTAAGCGTCGACATCTTTATACTGGCATTGCGCAACGTTCTTACTAGCCATGTGCGAAGTTGCGTAGAGCCCCGGTAGCCGCACGTTGCCGGGGTTTTCCACGTCTCTGGAAGACAATATTAACAGTTAGCGATCTACACGGAGGCTGGGCGCATATCATAGCTTTCAGCGTGGTTTCCCAATGCGCCCGCCCCGGTTAGTGAAACCTTGCCGGGGCTTTTCATTCCATTGAGTGAACTTTCTCAGCCTTCCAACGTTTGTGCGTTGGGAGGAGTTCATGGGATCACTGGTCTACTCACATTTTGAATGGATTTTCTGGTCTTTCATGGCGATAGCAGCCGCTATCGTAACAGCTTATTTCTTCTACGATGGAAGCGGAAACTCGCAATGAAAAGCCGCCACAGGGGCGGGCTCGCGGGGATTGGGCTCCGGCTCTAAGCTGCAAATGCAGCGTCGATCTGTTCGACGGTCGTAATGGCTCCGGCCTCGACACCGGCCAGAACCTGCGCCTCGGTGGCGAAGCAATTCGATACATAAGCGAGCATGGCATCGCTGATGCCAATGACCGCCGCAGCGTCGATCGTCACGAAAGAGCCATCAGCACCCTTCCATTGCGTCGTAAAATTGGGATCGTTCTGCGCTGCGACCCGCGCGCCGGATATCATGGTTTTCGACCGGTCATCCGTTGCGACCGTCAAGCCGTTGATTTCGATCCCGCCTGTTTCTTTCAGCCAGCGTTTGTTCGCCGCATAATCGCGTAAAGCGCCGAGCGCCTGTGCCTGCTTCATCTCAGGCGTAATCATCAGAGCTTTATTGAGCGGCATTGTCTTCACCTTCTGCGATGGGTTCGGGTAGCGGCGGCAAATCTTCGGGCGGCGGCGGATAGCGGCCCTCCGGCAGCGCAATCGGCCCGTCGCTTGTGACGGTGATCGGCGCTGGCGCCTCGAAGTAGCCCGGCATGAGGTACGGCAGGATCACAGTAATTTGGATTTCCTCACCCACGCGGGTCACACTGCCTACGATAGACGGATTGTCGATGGCTTCAGGCGGATATTCACCACCGTCTGGCAGATCGGAGAAATCTAGTTCGTCGCCGTTGACGATCAGGACGTTGCCACGCTTTTCAAGCGATAGAATAGCGGTGGAATATTGAGGGGAAAATGAAATCTCGAACATTAGAACCACCTTCCGATAGCAACCAAGCGAGCCGTCAATGATTGAGAGTATGAGAATGGCAAAAAAAACGCCACGCCACCGGATGTTGTATTGCCGTTTGCGACACCACACCAAGCATTTTCTGCGTTCGTGCCTGCGAGAACTAGCGGCGCTTCAATAAAGGATACGGGATAAGTCCAATCTGTTCTACCTGACTTAAATACTGATCCCGTTGCCGTCCAAGTTGAACTCGTTGCAACGCCCGCCCGATAACAAATCTGCGTCCTGTCCGGGAAACGAACATAGGAGCCATTGACATTTGAACCGTAGAGAGGCGTCAAAAGACGCCATGGCCCCCACTCCCCGGTACTACTCCGAACCCTTATGTAAACTACAGGTTCAGAGTTTGAAGTTGTTTGGTAGCGGGTGGCGATCTGTCGACACGGATTATTGGAACCGGAAAACATTCGTTGTGTTTCAACGAACCATAGTCCGTTGTTTTCGGGAAACCCTGCGCCGCCAGCCGTATAGGTATAAAGACCGCGGTTACCCGGAACGAGGTTATTCAGGTTGGTATTTACAGACGAGGGATGATAAACCCCGTAGCTATCCTGCAACATGTCGGCAATTGCGTTGCCGGTTAAACCCAACGTATTGAGCCACGCGGCGGCATCAGCATCATCCAGCACCGTTCGCGAAAACGGGGACAGATCAAACGTTCCGGCAGTTCCCGCACCTGTAAACATGATGCCTTTGTCGGCGGCGCTCGTCAGTCCGGCTAGCGCATGCAGACTGCCGTTCGGGTCTTGGATGCCGAACGAAGATGTGTCGACAAGTTCGTACTCGCCTGTTGGACCGCCGACAGGAGCTTTCCCTTCCTCGACGCCCAGTTCTGCAAGATTGGTCAAAACACCATTGCCGAGCATTTCAATGAGCGTCGTCGTCTGTGCCGTCACGCGGGCACCATCGGGCAGATAGCGCGCCCGGTATGGTGCATCGGTCATGCTTGTGCCGGTCCAAGGCTCGGCCAGCGTCAATTGCGTATTGCTATCGACACTCGCGATCACGGCGGTCAGGTTCTGGATTTGAAGCGTATCGCCTGCACGGAAATTCCCAACATCAAACAGCGTGCCCGTGCCGGTGACGGTGGTTGATCCATTGGCGAGCGAAATCGTCCCAGACGTGTAGTCAGGCAAAACGGCCATGAGTTATCCTTCCTGCGCTGTTGACGCAGATTTTCAGATTTCAATTGTGGTGAGGGTCAGCGCTTCCAGACGAGAGCGCGGGTTAACCACGTACCGCCTTGGTATGTGGTGTTCCCTAATGTTCTTCTGGCTTGCACGGCATAGGTGTTATTGCCCTGAACGGATGTTGGATCGATGAACAGACCGTTGCAAGAAGTGTCGAATTCCACGGCACCGATGTTGCCACGACTCGCCCCATTATCTTCGGTTATAAACACATTTCCTGTAGTTACATTTATAAAACGCAACTGCGCATTGGCAGAACCGCCACCACTCGGAACAGTCGAACGGAAGTGACAAGAAGACCGAACTTCGACAAATGCTGTCCCGGCTTGCGGGTTATTTGTCACCATCGTTCCGATTGTCGTCCAAGATGTAGGAACGCTTGTTCCAGTTGAAGGAAAGCCTCCGTTATTATTATAGTTTTGTGTCACATTATGAAAATCGAGATTGCTGGTTTTTACCTGAAGGTCACCGATCTTGGCCGACGTGATAGCGGCATTCGCAATTTGGGCTGTGCCAATCGACACGTTGACGATCTTCGCCCAGTCCATGACGAAGCCTTCTCCGTACATGACATTGTTCTGGATCACGAACGGCTTGTAATACTGACTGCCATTCGAGAACACGATCTGCTCAGCCATCAATGCGATGCGCGCCTGAGTGCTGGTCACGTCGAGGAACAATCCAGCGCTCTTATAGCTGTCGGCTGTCCCGCCACGCACTTCCATGCCAATGCGGGAGTTCCATCCACCCGGAGCCACATAAGTCCCCATTCTGAATGTCGCACTGGCGCTAACGTCATTGACGGTCGAGGTCAATGCCGTGATGGCATTGGCCTGCGCAGCCACATCACCTTTTACGCCGTCCACGCTGGCTTGCAGAAGCTGGACTACGCTCGCGCCGGTATTATCCCAAAGCTCGGCGTTGATCCGCGTGAGCTGCTGGCCGATGGCACTATTCGGCCCCGTTGCGACGAAGATATCCTCCTGCCACTGTGCTCGCGCCGTGCCGAACGAACTGCTCAATTCACGGCGGATGGCCTGCCGGTCAGCATAGTTGCTGTTGTGGTTGTCCGCCGTGGTCGTGGCCAGTTCCTGCGCTTGCCTGATAATCTCCCGCATCTGCGGACCTATCCAGCCAAGGTAGCTTTTCAGGTCAGTATCTAAGCCCTCATAATCGATGGGACTCTGGTCGCCCCTAGCATCAAGAGTGCGAAATGAGACCGCCGCCGCCCACGCGACCGAGCGGCCATTATCGACGCGCAGGCGGGTGCGAACGAACCAGTCCGTCAGCGAAGTCAGACCTTCCACAATGGGCACATTGGTCACGTCCCACGTCACAAATTTCGTGAATACCTGCGACGGGTCACTCGCCGGCCAATACTCGATATCGACCCCGACGACAGAAATGTCATCAATCGTATCCCACAGCAGCCGAACGCCAGGCAGTTCGCCCTGACCGTCAGCAACCACGAGGATCGGGATGACATCGAAGTTTTGGACCTCTGCCAGATACTGCGGTGGCGGCACAACGATGATGTTCGGCGGATTGGTTTCGTATGCCGTTGGATCGAATACGCCGTTGCTAATCTCTTGCAGCGCAATCGAGATATCGCGGGCACCATCCGTATTGATGCCGCCAAGCTGGCGGGTCAGAACCTGAAACGTCCGATCGCCATACTTGGAGCTGTTCCAGCGTACCCACCGGCCTTCCTTGATCGTGTCGAGGAATTTAGGGTGAACGACAATTTCCGCCGATGCCTGATAGCGTGCACCACGAATGGCAATGTCTGCCAGCCGGTCCACCTGCCGCACGTCGGTGACAGCCGCGTAAGGAATTGCGCTGGCAAGCGTTTCCCGATCTTCGGCCAGGGCGTCAGCGTCAATACGGGTTGCTGCATCCTTCGTCTCGTAAAAGTCATCCGGTGAGATGTACGAAGCGGCAACGGTATTAATGAGTTCTGTGCGCTTGCGCTTGGCACTGAAACGAAGCGGTGCACCACGTTTGATATCGTTATCCGTGACCGTCGCGACAATGGCCTGCGGAGCGCCAGCAATCGGAAACTCGCCGTCAACACGCTCCACCCACGAGCCGCACATGGCCTCAAGGATCGGTGTCAGGTTGGCGTCGTGGTTTGCGCCGGGTCCATCCTTGGCAATCGCGTGGGCACGATACCGCTTCGAACCATCTGGCATCGTCTCATCACAGATGTTCGCCGCCTGGGTATATTCCGCAAGCGGTAGGCGGCCTGCACGAACCGCCTTGCCAACCATGCGCTGAGTGCCGTTAAAGAAACCGCGCTCCAGATTGTAAATCTGAACAGGCGGATTGTCCGAATATTCCCACGTGCTCTGGTCATCCCAGCGATGCGAGCCAGAACCGCCCATCGTGCTGTCCTTGCGCCAGTCGTAAAGCGGAGCGCCAACAACCTCGAACAAAATCTTGGCCGGTGAGGTCAGGCCGTCGCCGTTCTTGCGAAGCTCGGAAAACACGATTGCATAGGCAACACCGGCACCACGATGGTTGACAGTCCATCGTCCAGCGGGACGGGCTTCATTGATCAGCGTCGGCTCGGCCTGCTGATCCATTGTACCGTAGTAGAATTTGACCCGCACATTGTCGTGGTCGTCACCACTCGTGCCTTCGTTCGGCACAAGCCAGTAGCCGTCGGCGTCCTGCTGGACGAGATCGCGCCATTGGCCGTTATAACGAACACGCGGCACGGCTGTAATGCGAAAGCTCGACAGAACGAAAACGTCCTGTATAAGTCGCCCGCCGCTGCCGTAGCTATTGCGATAGATGTGATGACCTTCTGTCGCGCACGTGCCGAGAATGACAGATCGCGGGATATTCGCACCATATTGCGTTTCCAGTTCCGAGGCGCGGCTTTGCGTCTTCGGCGGAAACAGCGCATTGACGGCATATTTGAGCGCGATACCGAACGCAGTTTGCGCAATACCGGCGAGGATCGGGCTTGCTGCGGCCCATGCGGCCACGCTTGATACAAGCCCGCCGATAGCGGTGAAGATAGGCGCAAGAAATGGCATCAGCACATCCCATGGAATAGGCGCAACAAAACAGGCCCGCGATTGCGAGCCGTTAAGCGCATCGAATTGTCAGTATGATCAGTCGCCTACCTTGTAGGCTTGTTCGATCTCTGTGATCGGGAAGAATGTCAGCCCGTGCGGCTGCTTGACCGCAAAACCGGACCCACAAATGAACCCGGCGGTATATTCGCCATTGATGATCATCACGCCGACATCCCCACGGCGGGCGGCAAAACGGTTCACGGGTTCAAGATCAAGATACTTCTCGAATACGTCCCGGACGTTCTCGCATCCATTCTTGAGCATCTTCCGGGCGGCGCCCTTTTCCGTTTTGTACTTGCCGCGGAACTTGGCCAGTGGGTCGATACCGGTCACGGCAAATATGGCGTCGGCAGCGGTCAGCAGGCAATCGGACTTACCCCATTCCGGTGCGATATCGATATGGGCTGTAGCGACGTCTTCGAGTGCCCGATCCCAGCCAGGAACCCTAACCGAATTTAATTTTGAAGAATTCATTCTTAGTCCTCGCTGCGTGCTCGAAAAGCATATCTCCCGGCAGAACAAGCTGTTGGTCCTCGTGCGAGGCGTAGCGGTAGCCTTCGCGAAAATTATCGATGGCACCGGTTTCGATCTGGGCCTCAAGCCAGACATCATCACCTTCCTCCCGGTGATCGATCACGTCCACGTAGCCGTAGAATGTCGCCTCGGCGTGGAGGAATTCGTTCGTATCCGGGTCGAAAAAGAAATCATACAGCGTGACGGGGCGGTTCTTGTAGTCTTCCTGCTCGATAAGGCCGAGTTTGTCCGGTGTCAGGCCGAAATCAGCATGTGCCGGCAATCGCATGGTGATAGGCCGTGCCGACGTTCCGAGCGCATAAGCTGGCTCGTCAATATCGATCAGCGTGTTGCCATTATAGGTCAGCCCACCATAGACAACGCTGCCCTTGCCCGAGAAGAACCCATAAGTGCCCGTGCCGAACTCAAACTTGACGGCAGATGCGATCTTTCCCCTGCCCTCATCGAGCAGTTGCTGTAGGCGTGATGGGAAAGCCATATGGCCTCCTATATATCTGGAGCACTCGACTCGCGCTTGAAACTCGGCTTTGATGCTCGCGTTAATAACGGGAGGCTTGGAATGAGTGAAAATCTGTTGAAGTCACTGACTGATGTCACCAAGGTGCTGGCGGAAACCGCTGAGGCGTCAAGCACTGAAGTCAATGCAAATATGGTTATGCTGGTCGCACTTTACACCGTTTTGCTCAATAAAGGGGTAATTTCACTCAGCGATGTTGAAGCTATCTCCGGGCTAGGGCAAGGAAACGAGCAACTTTCTGAGAGAATTAAAGCGCGTATTGATATCATCAAAAAGAACGCGAATATCTGACCTTAGTGCATCAACATCAAAGGGCGGGTTCATCCCCGCCTTTTCTTTCTGTTTCATCTTTTCTTCCTTCATTTAGGCACCTCAATAAGCTGGAACGACGCATCGGGGAACTTGCCATCGCCAATTTCCCAAGTCTTCGGCATCAGCCGCATGTTCATCACCGGGTTCTTGAAAAGAACCGTCGCGCCGACGGTGATGTAGGACGGTAAGAACGGCTCGATCTCCACCTGCACGCTCGTGCTGGCTGCTGTGGCATCAGCAACGATGCGGGCGATGAAGTTGTAATCGCCGACCGTAAAGCCGACCAAATCGCCGTCCGTCAGTTTCAATCCGACAACCGCACCATTCAGGGTGAGCGCATTGCCGTTGATCGCAGCCAGCGTCGCGGTGCCAGTGATTGCCGGATTGTTGGCATCACCCCAGTAAGCTTGCGGGATGCAAACATGCTTCGGGGTGTAGTGCACCGTAACCTGACCGCCCCGGCATCGATCAATGAACGCCTCGAGCTTTTGGCGGTGCGCATTCGACATTGCCTTTATTTTCGCAGTCCACGTCCAAAAAGGGTCTCCGTTCTCGAGCGCAGAAATCGCCCGATCCCCGTACTGAGACATGGAAACCGGGCGGTTAAGGACGGGAAATGTCGGCTGGTAACGAAGACCGGTCGGGAGAAGTTCAGCCATTACTTCGTATATCCTCTATCATTCACCTGCCGCAGATCTCGCGCCGCGCGAACCGCCCCACCCTTCTCGTAAACAGCCAGCCCCTGCTTGACGTTGCGCTGCGAGATGCGTTCGACCTCGGCCTGCCAGTTGCCGTCGCGATCCACAAAGACACGAACATCGGCAATGCCGGCTTGGGCCTGCTGCGTCGCCGCAGATGACCGCAGGATCGGCATGGATGGCGCGCGCAAAGGCGAGCCGCCGTCCTTAAGTCCGATAACACGCCCGCTGTTGATAGCTTCCAGCAAAGCACGATTGCGCTTTGTGGCTGCCGCATTCACGACGAATTCCTCGTCGCTCAACATCGCCGGGATTTTGTCACCACGTGGACCGCCAGGACCGCGAACGATACCGCCGCCTGCGCGCTTTACCGGTCCACCGTTCTTGCGAAAGATGCCGCCCAGAGCGCCGAATAGGTTGAAGCCGCCCTTATCAGTATCGAAGATGTTCGCGAGGCCGATATCGATTAGCTTTTGTGCAATGCGGCCAAGCGCGTTGGCGAACACGTCCGCAGCGCTGGCGCCATTTATAAAGTCGTTAGCAATCCCGCCAACCAGATCCTTTTGGAAGGCCGCCATGTCTTCAGCGGTTTCCCGAATGCGGTTTTGCGCCTCAGCGAGTTTCGCCGCCTCTGCACTTGCAAGTGCCCACTGGTCCGCCGTCTGCGCAATCTGCGCTCGCAGCTCAGGTGTGAGCGCAACACCCGCCTTTTGCGCCGCATTAAGCAATTCCTGCTCTGTGCGCGCCTTCTCCATGGCATAGCCATAGTCGTTGATCAGTGGGTTAATCTGGCGTTGTGCTTCCGTTTCCGCAACAAGGGCCGATGTGCGGTCGGTTACACGTTGCAAACTCTCGTCGAACCGCTCAGCTGGGGTCTTCTTCTTCCTGCCCTTCTTCTTGTCGTCTGGTGTAGTTGCGATGCCGCCGCCGTAGCCCGATGGGGTTGAGGCGAGGATTTCTTGAGCTCGTTTATGCTGTTTTTCTAACCTATAAGCAGCATCATCCGCAGCCTGAGCTTCCTTTTTAGCGACCGCGGCCCAGGATTCTAGCGGCGAAAATTCCAGCCCCCATTCACGAAGGGCCTGCATTTTAATAAGCAATTTGTCAAATGCGGCATCTGCCGTAGTAGCGGTTGCTCGCGCTGTCTCAAGTTGCAGGCCGATCTGCTTTACCAGTTCAGCTTGATATGCCTTCGACGCCGAAGCCGCACTTTTCAGCGCCTCCTCGTTCGAGTTTATCGCAGAACTAAACGCCTTCGCCGCCCGGTCGCCCGACGACATGTTGTTATAGAGCAAATAAACCGCTCCGGCCGCGGCACCGGCCAGAAGCCCTATCGGGCCGAGAGACGCGCTGAACGCTGCTACAACACTGGTTCCGGTGCGGAGCGCGGTCAGGAACGAGCCCAACGCAACAACGGCCTGACCAAGTCCGACGACGACGCCAGCGATTGCCCGTCCGGTGAATGCGGTAATCAGAACAGTCGCAAAAGCTGCGACTACGTCGGCTATTTCTTTGAAGTTGTCGGCTACGTACTGCAGCGCCTGAACCAGTTGCCTACTGGCGCCCGCTGACTTGTCAGCGTTTCCGATATAAGCGGTAAACTCGTTATTAATCTGCGTGAAGGCGTCAGCAATCGTTGCGTTAGTCGCTTTGAATTGCGCTTCAATACCTTTCTGTGCATTCAGGATAGCCTTGAACACGCGATCAGACGTCAGCTTCCCATCAGCGCCCAACTGCTTCAGGCCAGCAATCGACACCTTGAACTCGTCAGCAATCGCCTTTGCAATAACCGGAGCGTTTTCACGCAGGGATCGCAGTTCGTCACCTTGCAGCACGCCCGATCCGAGCGCCTGACCAAGCTGTAGAATGCCAGCAGCCTGTTCCTGAGCCGATGCCCCGCCTGCCTTAAAGGCTTTTGAGACCAACGACGTTGCCAAAGCAATCTCGTCTTCGGACTTGGCTACTGCGGAAGCCGATCTGATCAGCCGAGCATACAGGTCAGTATAGGCTTCAAGACTTGTCCGTGCCTCATTGGCACCGTCCTTCAACTCATTCAGCGAACGTGCACCGACACCAGCAGCCGTCGCAGACGAACGAATGAGGTTTCCAGCCTGCGTCCAAGCATCCGCATACTGCATCAACTCGCGCGTACCCAATGCGGCAGTAATGCCGGTCAAAGGTGCTGCGAGGTCCCGCATCGTACCCTTGCCGATATTGCCAAGCGCCGCGTTTATGCGCTGCACACTGGCATCTGCGGACTTCTCCATCTGGCGCATCTGCCGCGTGAACTGCCCGCGCTGACGATTGATAGCGTTCTCCAATCGCTTGAAATCGGCAGAAAATTGAACGACAAGAGATTCAAGGTTAGTGGCCATAAGGGGTATCCGATGCGGTGGGGAATTGTTTTAGTGAGCGGTCTGCTTGTGGCGACGGGGGCGCACGCAGAAAATGTAGATCCATCGGCATACACGCCGTACACTCAAAAGGCCTACCCAAAGACATTTAGAACGTGGGGTAAGGCAGGGGTAAGCAAGATCAACAAGTATATGAAGATTGGTGCGTACCGAGCAGCAGAATCACCAAGATGCGACACAGTTGAAACGGCCGACCTTTCCGACAACCGCAGCTCGCCGCCGAACAACATTGTAATTTTCGTGGATTGCGCCAACGGTGAACGCTTCTATTTCACCTCGAAAGAACTGGAGAACAGCGGGTCAGCGCAATCCCAAAAGCAAAAGACTGAGCATGTCGGCGATTCTGCCTACAGTTCTCAATGTGAACATGCGATTCAACAGGAGCTAAAATTCCCGTCCTCAATGGATAAGAAATGGTTCTCGACCAATGTATACCGCGCGCCGCAGGGAAACGTCGTCGTGACATTTGATTTTGATGCAAAAAACGGGTTTGGCATCAATTTGCCCCAACGAGCGAGATGTGTGTTTGACGACCGGGGAATGCACCCGGTCGAAATTGTGAACAGATGAAGTGAGCGCCTAAGCGCTCACCCGATCATCTCTCCATCTTCGCCAATGCGTAACCGTCTGATAGGTCGCGCCAGTCACCTGCGCTATCTGGCGGTTTGACAGATTGGTTTCGTCGATAAGTTGCAGGATTTTATCGCGAAATTTAATTCGCTTGCCGCGATACTGCGGCCCCAGTGCAACTTGTTTGACCGGCTCGTGCTCAATCTGAACTGCCGCTGCGTTCTGTATAGCTGGCTTTTCAGCTCCGATCACCATGCCAATGACGGCAACCGAGTTGCGTGCGGTTCCACCGAATGGTGATTTAAAGCGCTGCCCCAATGCGGTGCGGGCACCAAACGGTTTGAAGTTGATAACTTCCGGCTCGACATCTTGGATGCGAACGCGGCCATCGTGCTCAATAACAACTGCCCGGCCCGCTCCATCGTACTTATTGATGTCAACCCAGACAGGTTCGCCATCAATAATCATAGCGCAGACGTTCTGCGGCTTTGGAGCAATCGTGTCGGCAACCGATTCGAGTCGGTCGATATTGCGCTTGAGCTTGATCGCGTCGTCAATCTTTGTCGATGTGCGACGATCGTGCTCGCGGACGTGGACTGGTTTCTTGGCGACGTACGACCCCGTTTTGCGGATGGCAGGGAGGACTTCGTGGGCCAGCCATCGCTTGAACCGTTCCGCTGCCTCCACCCGACTCGTGAACACTAGGCGGTAGATGCCTGGCTCGTTCACACCCGTTGCATTCTGGCGGTTTTTGCCAAGGGGGTCACTAACGATGACCCCCTTCTTTTCATCTGAATTCAGGCGCGTTAGCGCCTGCTTATGATTGCTCAAGCCAAGGGCGGCGCAAACGTCTTTGCCGACGAACCAAGGCTCGTTGTTCTCCACAACAACGCGCACATGATGATGCTCAAAATTGAATGGCGTGATATAGCTGTTTCTAGCTTGTTCCATAGGGATTCATCCTTTGGTCTGGTTAGGCTTGGTGAACGTGTTCCCGCACATCACCAAGCCGATAAGCATTTAAAGCATATGCCCTATATGGTGGCTAGTCAAGACTGCCCATATGCTCTATGTTGCCTATATGGCCAAAGACACTCAATACCCTGTTCGCAAGCTCGCCTACTTCAGCGAAGATATGGCTGAAGCCATCGCAGATTTTCGTTTTAAAAACCGTATCACTTCTGAGAACGAAGCCATCCGACGTCTCATCCATACCGGCCTTGAAGCGCGGCCAATTTTGCTGGATATCCAGAAGATGCTCGTTAAGCTGCGCCCGCTTGGTGGCGAAAGCGAACTCGACGAGCATATTGAAGCTATTCAGCGGGCGTTAAAGCCGGAATGACCAAGCCCCCGCCAAAGCGGGTCTTTTTGTTCGGTCACGCATCCATATCGTGCGTGATTCGCGTGTTTTATGCGGAAATTATTCTAGATGCGTGTCAGTATAGTATTTCCGTATGTGGTTGGTTTTATTATATTTTTTCTAAAAACATGTTGATACGCAACTATTTTGATGTGCCGAGGCTTGCCCTTTTCACAATGCTTGATGACATATTTGACTTGTTATGTAATGGGTCGCTCAGCATTTGGGAGCGGAGTGGGTAAATGCAAATATTTTGCGATGAAAGCGGGGGGTGCGATAGGGGAACATTAATCGTAGCTTCTGTTACCATTGACCCGATCATTGCTGATCGATTTGTGAAGGATTTCAAGAAGAAACGGCGCGTCATTGGAGAAATAAAGGGTAGCAGCTTCAACCATGATGACCGCCTATACTTTTTTGAAATGCTTGACCGGATTAACGATGCCGCCAGCGTTATAGTTGGATGCACAAAGACCGTTGACGCTGGGGCGTGGTTGATAAAATCACGACATGAAAAAGAAATATACGAAGAACTAATATTTCAGTCATGTTCTACCCACTTGAAACAAAATGCAGCGATTTCAACGATTAGACCTGATGGCGGCAAATATGCCGCCAACGTTATGCGACAAATGGAAGTAAACTTACAGAGCCGATTCACGGATACATTTAATTCCGGTTTTTTTGTACAGTTCTCCGAGAGTCACAAAACAGCAGGTGTGCAAATTGCGGATGTTATTTCAAACACTGCATATAAGGAAATAGCCGGCGGCAATTTTGATCTAGCAGAAAATCCATACTGCGGAAATATGTGGAAGTCCGGGCGGATCAGGTTCCAGCACGTAGACCTTGGAAAAGATCGGCCTGTGTGGCTGTCAGCTGCAGAATAGAAAAAGGGCCGCACAACGCAGCCCTTTAAAAAAAAGCGTCGGCACGTTACCGTAATTCCCGCTTCGAGTCACTAACGGTGCCTCGGTGGGCCCCTCCTGGGCGGGCGGTAGGCGCGGCCACCTCAATTGGTGATCACTTTCCTTGACGCACTCCTTAGATATTCCACGGAGCACCTTTCGTCAACGTAAATGTTGTAAAAAACACAACGCTCCGCCCCTACCCCTCGCTCACCCACGCCCAAAGCTCGTCTTTTTCCTGCTGGCTCAGACCACCATCGTCAGTTGAGTTAGCTTTGACGTAACCGTCAACGGCAGCCATAAACTGCCACATGGACATTCGTCTTACTTCTTGCGGCGTGAAGCCGAGCGCCGCACCGTTGCCGTAGACCGCGGCAAATCTGACTTTTCCGTTTGGGAGGCTGTCGAGTTGCTCTCCGTCTGATTTGCCGCCGCCCGCTCCCCCACCGGCTCCTCCGGAACGCCTTGAATGCCAGCCTGCAGGATGATGGTCGCGAAGACGATATTCTCGGCAGGCGGGCGCTTTTCGACGTAGGTGCGCACGAGTTTCGTGGCGGTGGTCGGCTCCAACCCTCCACCTATCAGTCCCTGCCGGATAACATGAGCAATATCGCCGACGCGGCACTGTTTGGTGAATAACCGCTCCAAAATGACCCAGGGGCCAGCGTCGCAAGCCTCCTGCAAGGCTTCCAATTCACCCCAACCGAGGCGGAAGGTATAAGTACCATCCGCCCAGTCTAGTTCAACTTTCGCGTCCCTGCTCATTACGAGGCCGTCGGAGCAGAGGTGCGGACCATCTCGCCGTCGGATTGCAGCGACACATTGAGTGTAGCCCGCTCGCCGTTGTTGGCGCCGATTTCGAGGCTCTCAGCGTGCATTTTGCCAGTATAGGTGTAGGTCGTGGCAGGAAACTCGATTTCAACCTGTACCGGGATGGAGTCGATGCTCTCACCTGCATCCAGCCAATCCTCAACGGATTCTGAAGCTAGCACGCCTTCGCCGCTAATGCTCATTGAGAGCGATGCGGCGTCACGACCGATCCAGTCGACCTTGTCAGGATTTTCACAATCCGGGATCGAGACTTCATTGAGGTTCTTGGTTAGCGTAATCGATCGCTGGGTAAAGCCACATGGTGCTTTATACACGATCGGCGTTGCGTCATTGCCGATCTTAACGCGGACCTTGCCGCCTTTGATCGTCGTAGCTTGAGCCATTGCGGTCTCCATACGAAAAAGACCACCCAGAGGGCGGCCTATAGATAGATTTTTGGGGTGGTCGGCGTGGAGGCTCTAGGGCTGCTCGATGATCGCCGTGTAACGGATCGACGCATGATTGATCGCGCCGTCCTGTATGTAGTCAGTTCGCCAGTAGTCGAATGTCACGAGGGCATTAGATGCCAAAGCAGGCTCCCACCCTCGCGTTGCGAGACGCACTGCGTTTGCGATGTCGCGCATCTGCTTTTTGGCTGGCTCAATCGACCAGACATCCAGTTGGAAAATGATATCGTCAGCGAAAATGCAGTCGGCGTTTGCCTGTTGAGCGCTCGACGCGCCGATGCTGACATACGGAAAGATCGAGGGTGAGACCTGACCTTGGTCATTCGTCGGCGGGTTATCGTAGCTGCGCTGACCAATCAGTGAGACAAGCGCGGGAAAGCTGCGCAATCGCTGAATAATTGCGCCTTGAAGTTCTAAAACCGGGTCCATTAGCGGTCCGCCGCAATCTGTTTGGCTGCCTTGGTGATAGCGCGAGACACTCGAGCCCTAGCGCTACGTCGCTTTGCACGAAAACTCACAAAGAAGAACGGCTGTGCCTTTGATCCGGGATTGAACGTACCTGGATACATGCCGCCATTCACGTGCGGAGCGCTGCCGAACTCGACCAGATGCGCGTAACGCACTTTGGAATTGCCGGCGTAAATCGTGATTGTCAGCTTGCCGTCATTCGACGTAACGCTGCCGATGCGCTGGCTATATTTTGGGGCTGTGCCCCACGTCCAGCCGATGCTTTCCATCAGCTCTCCATCATCAACGGGAACCAGGTTTTGCATCATGTTGACGATTTCCTGCGCGCCTTGCTCCATCGCTGCTCTGACAAGCTTTTCAGCGGCTTCCGGGAACTTCTTTAATTTGATCTGCAGGCGATCCAGACCTTTAATCTTTGCCGCCATCACGTTTCCTCGCCTTCAACAACAAGCATTTCCAAATAGGCATTGCGCTCGTCAGGATTGACGACAGTCTTGATTCCGAAAACCCGGTTAGGCTTGTCCCCAGTCTTCCCCGCCCTAGCGTCGTAAGCCCGCCATGACGCCGTTACCTGCCTTGCCGCGGTGCTGCCGCGAATGGTCAGATTGTACGGCTGCATGGACTGCATTCGTGCGGCCATGAGGCTTTCGGAATTGCTGCCGTATCGCGGTTCCAACCTTCCCGGCACGGTGAACTGGTCAACCCACTCACCGCGAGTACCGCCCCATTCATCGCTTATCTGTTCGCGACGCTGAAACGTCAAACGGCAGTTCAGGCTGCCGGCACCTGCGCGCTTCGCCATGCTTCGGCCTCGTCTTTCGTAGGGGTTGGAAGTCGCTCGGCTTTGCCAGCGGCAACAGCGCGATTAGCGCAAGGTGTGGTCACTAGCCCGACGTAGCCCGCCGGGTAGCGGATCGTTACCGCAGGCTTGGGGATGAAGTCGTAGGTGGCTGTGAAGTGGAGCCAGGGCATTATTCTTCCACCGGCAGCGTGCGCCACACCCGATATGGTGCCAACAGCGCCCGAACGTGACGCGGCAGAACGGCATTGCCTTCGGCATTCATGTCAGGTTCGCGGTTCTCATACAGATCAGCCGCAACCAGCAAGATCGCTGCTGTGATGGGCGGGGTTAACTCAATGCCATCAGGCAAGGTGGGCGTCGCGCCGTTAGCCACGATCTCACGGTCGACATATTCGATGACGATTGCCTCTGCCGCAGCCAGATAGACTTCAAGTTCGGAATCTTCGTCGTCATGAAACACTCGAAGGTGTTTCTTCAATAGCTCCAGGTCAACCAGTGCCATCGCCACCACCCTCCGGCGGCGTTTCAGACTCTGGTTCTGGCTCGGGAGCCGGATTTGGATCGACGATTCCCGCCCCGATGTAGCTCGCCACCCGGCGCTTGCGTGTCTTCGTGTCGGCCATCGCCAACCTCCGTAAACTTCTCGACATAACCAAGCGCCAGAAGCGGTCCGGCTTGCCAGTTTGGCAGATCGGCGACCATACCTTCGTCCAATCGGCCGTAATTGCCGACCAAGGTTTTCAGCGCTTTGATTTTCATGATTTCCTCGTTAAAAGGGGCGCCGAAGCGCCCCATCAGCGATTAAGGAGTTACAGGCGGATTGACGTCGCCGGTCACGAAGGCCTCTGGACGGTAAACCGCCAGCGCGAGACGCTCTTCGATACGGATCGTGAACATGTTGTTCTCGAAGTCCTTATCGTTCTCGCTGGACAGAAGCACTTCGACGCCCATTCGGTCGAAGATCTGCGCACCGAGATTGAACGCGCCGGTCAGGAACTTGCCCGCAGAAATTGCCTGGGTCTGAACGACCGGCAGATTCCACAGCGAAGGACCGATCGGGGACTGCGCATTCCCGACGATGTAGTTGCCGCCAAGATCCTTGGTCAGCTCAATCTTGGTCCAGTCCGTCGGATGCAGAACGAAGCCGCTCGCCGGGTACTCGGCCAAAATGACCTGCAGGATTGCCAGTCGCAGGCGGTCGATTGCCGTTTCGTTCTCCGGAGTGAACGCCGGAGCGAAGGCAGATGCCTGCGGGAGAATGCCGTGCAGGTTCTGACCAGTACCGTCACCGTTCAGAAGCTGGCCTTCTTCGACGAACTTAAGCCCGTACGTGCCGCGAGCGTTGATATAGCTTGCAAGGCCCGGAGCATCATCGAGGATCTGACGGCTTGCCTTGAAGATATGGGCCAGCGTGCGAACAGGCGTGGTTTCCATATCGAAGGTCAGGTCAGACTTGGGCTTCTGCGTGCCTTCAGCGACCGGCGCAGCGCTGTTCGTAAAGCCTGTTTCCTTGACGAACTCGACACTTGCGGCCGAGGTCTGGCCCGGCGCAATAAGATCGCGGATCGTCAGCTGGCGATTAGGCGGGGCAATGATGCCTGGCACGCGCTGTCCAGGGACAAGCGAGGTTCCAGCCGAACGACCGGCACCGACAGTGGTATTGCCGGAGGTAATGTCAGCGCGCTCCATGCCAACACGGATCGAACCGCGCCATGCGCCGGACACGTCGGTCGACTTGAACTTTTCGGACGCCACGACGATATCGCCGACGTCCTGCGGACCCTGCGCGACGTCTTCACGTTCACGAGCGGCGCGCTTTTCCAGCTCACTGATGCGGGTCGTGGTGTCGCCAAGCTCGGAGAGCGCCTTGTCGACCTTGCCGGTCAGCTCGGTGGAAACAGTTCCGTGCTGCTGGAGCTGCGTGGTGAAATCGGTCGCAAGATTGCCGACCTTTTCCTTGATTGAAGCCAAAGACTGGCCAAGCTCGCCGATCTTCTCGGCAAGAGAAACTTCGGACATATGTCCTCCTGATACTAAATGGTGAAAGTGCGTGTTTCGGCTAAAAGCCGTTCGAGGGCCGCCGAAACAGCGGCGTTTTCCGCATCAGCATCAGGTTCCCCCTGATGTTCCTTGAAGTAGAGCGATGCGGCCCGCTCTGCCTCCGAATTCGAAAGACCAAGAAGACCCTTCATGCCGTTCTCGAATTCGCGTTTGGTGATTTCTTCGCCGGAGGCCATTTTGTTGGCCAGCAATTGCGCGGCTTCTGCCTTTGCGGCGTTGGACGCCTTTACACGGCGGACATATTCCGGCTCGGTGTTCGCGCCCAATCGGGCCAAGGTCTCGTCAAGTGTGGCAATACGGTCTGCCATTCCTCTGTCCATGAGCGCTTCTGCATAGAACACCCTCCCCTGACCAAATCCGTCTTCGACTTTGGATTTCGTGACGCCGCGCCCATCGGCAACGCTCTGCAAAAAACGGCCATAGGAGCGGTTTACGCTGTCCTGAATGTAGGCCAGCGTGTCCTTGCCAAGCGGTTCGGTCTCGTTGCCTTCGACCTTGTGCTTGCCCGCCGAAATGTAGGTGCGCTTGACGCCAGCCTTTTCCAGTGCGGCAGAAATATCGTCGTGCGCCGTATAGACACCGATCGACCCCGCACGTCCTGACGGCGTGACAACAATTTCGTCGGCAGACGAGGCGATCCAGTAGGCGGCGCTCGCTGCGAGCGAATTGACCTGCGCTATGATCGGCTTTTCACCGCCGCGCAGTTTGCGAATTTCCGTTGCGAGTTCGTCCGTGCCTGGTACCGAGCCGCCAGGACTATCAATATCAAGAACAACCGCCTTCACATCCTCGTTGGACAGCGCCTTGTGTAGCTGACGCTTGATGCCGGCATAGGACGTGCCACCACTCATCGCGGAGAACAGGTCCATTCGGTCGGCCAATACGCCGTAAACCGGGATCACAGCGACCTTGCCGTCAATTTCGGCGATTTCCTTTGCGCGAGCATCAGAAACAGCCGCTGCAAATTCAGCTGTGACGAGCTTGTCGCCCGCCACACGTGCCGCAAGCACATCAGCCAAAACGGCCAGTTTTTCGCGCTGAATCGCCCACGGTTCGGCCTCGAAGGCCGTCAAAATGTGTTCGAATTTCATGATTTTCCCTTATCCAGCGCTTGGCTGTGTATCATCCAGCGGAGGCTCGCCGTTGTGTCCGACCATGGACAGAGGCTGCATGGTGCCATTGACGATCAATTCGTCGCCGCCATCCATCTTTGGCTTGTTCTCGTAAGCTCTGGCCTCGTTCGGCGTGTAGATGCCGTTCTGAACCATCTTCTGCAGGAACTCCGCCCTCGCCTGGCTATCGCCGCGAAGCAGGCCTTCCATGTTGAACTTTACGACGGTCGTTTTGCGGGTCTTTGCATCAAGCAAGTCGCGGTAGATTGCCGATTCGATGCTTCTCAGCATGGGAGTGAGGCAGGTCTTGGTGAACTGCAGGATCAATTGTTCGATCCCACTGCCCCAAGTCGTCGTGCCATTTGCGGCATGGCCAATCATGACAGGCGGCACTCCGAAAATGCGGCAAATCTGCTCGACGCTGTACTGCCGCGTCTCAAGCATCTGCGCATCCTTGGGATTGATTGTGATCTGCGACGGGGTCAAACCCGCCTCCAGTACCGCGATCCCGCCTGCCTTGTCGGCACCGGCAAATGCCTGCAACGATTCCGCAATCTGCTTGCGCTGATCGGGCTTCAGAACCTGTTCTGACGACAAGACGACCGAGGCCATCATGCCGTTTTTGAACATACGGCCAGACGTTTTTTCGCCAGCCATGGCGTTGCCGATCACATTGCGCTGCGCGGCAATAGGCGAAAGGCCACGATCACATCCAGGCATGACCAATCCGCGGACATGAAGCATGTCTTCTTCGCGGATTTTACGGACACCACCCTTCTTGCCGTTTTTGTACTGCTCGGTGACCTCGTAATAGCGGTTGTTCCGGTCATCCCGCTTCACATCAACGCAAAGCGGATTGAACGGGTTCAACGCTACCAGGCGACCGCCATTTTTCTTCTTCTCCGCAAAGAAATTGCCATCAAGACAGAGGCAAAGGGCAGCCATACCCCAGAAATCTGACGCACTATCGTCCAAGTTCGGCAAGTCGTGCAGCAGTTCGTACAGCGGATTCTCATAATCGACGTCAACGCCATCGCCCTTGTAGACATTGCAGGGCAGCGTTTTTACGGCATTCGAAATCAGGTTCACGCACGCCCAGACAGCATCAAGCTGCATGGCGTGCTCATAAGTGACCGTCTCGCCGCTTGTCGTCGACATTCCAAAGAATGCGCGCCATGGGCCGGAAAGAAGCCCGAAAGGCTTCCCGACCCAAGTCAAAAGGCCCATGGGCACTCCTACCAGGTTATAGTGATCATGTTGTTGACGAAGTCGTCGATGTCGGCTGGCTCGATCGGTGTATCCATCGCCACACCAACCGCCATTGCCAAAGCGACAGCAGCGTCGATGCGCACTGATGCCTTCGTCTTGACGAACCATCGGTTGTCTTGCGGGTCATGATCGAAGGTGGCGCCCATCAGGGCGGTCATAAGTACCGGATTCCGCCGCAATCGAATGCGACCGTCGATAATCATGTCTTCGAGCGCCAGAACCGAGCCCGGCATCCACAAGCCTTGCGGCGGCGGTAAGCCAGCAGCTTTCGCCGCTTCTACCTTTGCTGGCTCGGGACGTGCCCGAACCTTACCGCCCTGCGGGTGTGCGACATGTTCAATGTCCAACCCGAGCGCTTCGACTTCCTCGCGGAACTTGTCGTAGGCATATCGGTCGTAGGCGATGGCCTTGATATCGAACGCCTGATCGAGTTGCTGGACCCGAGAGGCTACGAAGTCATATCGAATTCGCTTGCCGGGCGGGGCATTCAACCAGCCCTGCTTTACCCAAAGCGCATATGGCGCCTTGTCAGCCTGTTCTCGCGCTTCCAGCGTATCGGCTGGCGTCCAAGCCTCAACCCACGCATCAAACGTCGGCAGATTGACGGTAGATCCGTCTTCCCGCTCCATTTCCTTGAAGCCAGTAGGAACAACACACGCGAGCACAGTCATATCCTTGCTACCGGACAGGTCGACGCCCATGAAAACGGGTTTGTCAGCGTGTTCAACTTCAGGATCGAAATCGTCCATTACGCTTTCGACGGTCTCGCGCGGCATCCATGCCTTGTCGGCATCGGTCCAGCAGCAGAAATGTAGGCGCAGAATGCCGTTCAGCTTGCCCGGCATTTGCTTTGCCTGCGCGACAACACCGGCCAGATATTCCTGCGTCAGGATAACGCCCAAAAGCGGGTTAGCCTTCTTCCAGCAGGTTTCGTCCTTGAGCGGATCGTCGCCCTTGTCCAGCGCGCAGACGTAGGAAAACGTCGTGTCATCGATCACCTCGCCGACATAGGTAAAATCCTCATCCGGCGTCTGTGTCCCTGCTGCAACCTTGACGGCATGCTCGTGCTCTTCCCAGCAAATGCTGTTTCTGTCGCTGCCCGAGTTCGTAATCATCAGGAGCAGAGGCTGACGACGAAACTTGAAGCCGCGCTCAAGCATTTCCATCGTCGAGCGGTCAGGATGCTCGTGCACCTCGTCACAAAGCGCAAAATGCGGACGCGGACCAGAGCCGGACTTGCCGGAATCCTTCGAGATCGGACGAAAAAACGATTGCGACTTGTGATGCGCGATATTGAATTCGCGCCCGATACCGCCGCTGAACTTCAGTCGTTCGACCAGCGCAGGTGCTGCGCGCACCATTTTAACGGCGTCCTGGAAGAGAATTCCCGCCTGTTCTTTCTTGGCGGCCGCAGCATAAATCTGGGCGCCGGCTTCCCTGTCGGCAATCAGGCCATACAGACCGACTCCGCCAGCAAACGGTGACTTACCGTTGCCTTTGCCCTCTTCGATGTAGGCGCGACGAAAGCGGCGCGAACCGTCGGCCCGTTTCCAGCCGAAGAGCGACCCAAGCTTGAAAGCCTGTGAGGCATGCAGCTTGAACGGCTTGCCTTCAAACTGGCCTTCGGAAAGCTTGAGTCGCCCTTCAAAGAACCGAAACACGCGGTCGGCAGCATCGTCGTCCCAATATAGCCCGCGCTCGTGCCCATGTTCGAGATCGTCGAAATGGCGGCGGCAGGCATTGCGAACGTGAGGGCCGGCAACTTCTCTGCCATCAATGACAGCTTGCGCATAAGCGCTCACACGCTCAAGCGCAGGCATATCAGTCAAGCAAATCATCCTTTTCCTCGCCCTCGTCAGGTGTCGCCACCTTGGAAGCATCAGCAGGCGTTGCGCCCATCTGGCCAAGCATCTGGCGAAGCAGATTCATCGCCTGTACGCCAACTTCCTGTCCGGCCATGATGCGGCCCTGAATAGTCGAGGCCATGCCGACAAGCGTGCGGTGCGATTCATTCAGCCACGGCAGCTCTTTCGCGAACAACTTCCAGGCTGACTTCGCCTTGATTTCGGCACCGTCCTTCAACCAGACGGGAGGAGCGCCAAGCGGGCCGTTTGCGGCGGGGTCTGCGCGGTTTTTGAAGCGCTGTGGGTCTTTCTTGTCTCGCCCCTCGACTTTGGCCTTGCCGAGGGGATTTCTCGGCTTTGCCATGGAATGAAATCCTTATGGGGTCATATTTTCAATTGCGGATGCGTGCGCTGTGGGTCCCCGCCGGTCCGGGGCGGACGGCCCTCTGGATTTTTCGATGCCCCCCGGAGGCGGGGTCGAGAGGGTGACCCTCCATGATATCACATCGGTCGATGGTCGTCAAGCAAAATGTTCAAAAAAGTGATATTTTTCAACATTTTTTCGACTTTTCTTCATGCATCACTTTAATCAATCGGCCATCCTGACGCATCGAAGGTGACGATCTTTTGACCTAGATCTTCTCGTTGACCGCGAGATGAATGGCATGACTTACACGTGCTAATGAACGGTCCAGACCAAAATTTATTGACGTCGCCTTTATGCCCACCATCGGTGTGATGCACTTCGGTCGCAACTTCCACAATCTCACGCTCCAAGCACCATTGACATAATGGATGTTCAGATAGTTGGCGTTCGCGCAGTCTAGCCCACCGAGTAGTCTTATACAGCTTTCGGTACGATGACGCCTTATCGCTGCGTCTGTCTACGCCCATGTCTTGCCTTGAATTACTTGGGCTATCGTCGACGACGCAACTCCATATCTATTTGCCAATACCGAATAAGACGACCCTGTTTGCTCTCTGTCTTGGCGTATATCAGAAGCCAATCGTTCATTGAGGACGTTACGTCGCCGGTTTCTCGATTGTGTGCGTTTATCTGCCCACCTGCAATTGCTCGGCTCGTAATTCCCATTTGGATCAATACGATCTAATGTAGCGCCATCTGGGCGCTCGCCCATATCCGCAAGAAAGCAATCAAAACCCGGTAGACCACTTTCGCCATTCAGCCATCTGTCGCAAACGGATATTCCTCGACCGCCATACTGTTGATAGGCAGGGTGTTTCTCATACATGGTACGGCGTTTCATCGCCATCCAAGATGAATATGTAGGTGACGGAGGTTTATGTTTCCAAGTGTGACCATGCCTCCGTAGTGTGTCGCCAATTTTTACATTGGCTTCCTCCGACAGGCATCCGCAACTTTTGGTATTTCCGCTCCGCAGGTTGCTTCCTTTGGCAATCATCTCACTGCCGCAGTCGCACACACAAAGAAATCTCGATCCCCTCCCGTTAGAGGGAAGCATCTCCTTTGCTACAAGTCGAGAAAAACGCAATCCGGTAACGTCTATGATTTTGTTTCCCATGGCTTGACTCCATTTTTGGGGATTGACCTCAAGTGAAAACAGCGGGGAGCCGTCGCTCACCCGCTGCCAAACATCTGCAAGAGGTCAAGAATTGCAGATGCCATTCTGTTTTTGATTGGTTGCGGCAGGTGGGATTTGCACCCACGATCTCCGGTTTATGAGACCGGCGAGATAACTACTTCTCCACTCCGCATGAAATCAGCTGGCGGGGAGCCACGTTCGCCGTGCTGTTACACACGGTGTAGGCTCAACCCGCCGAACCAGCAGCCGGAGGAGAAACGGCGCTGGATGAAGGCAGCAAACGAACGACCCTGCAGTGGCCTTTTCAGCATCCGGGTGTCCATGGTTATCCCGACCACGATGTGACGGTCACCGTCCCTGCGCATAATGCAGGCGGATCGCGTTCATCCGTATGATGATGCTGCGTTTGCTGTGGAAGTGGCAAGGAACGGCCACGAACGAACCGCAACCTTCTCAGCTATGCTGCCTTGCCGATAGTTACGCCCGGTTCAGCGGTTGCACCCAACTGCAACATGACCGAGCGTCCGTCGCCTCGCGCACGGAACAGTGCGGGGCAACCGCATAGCGGTTGAACCCCTTCACTATACTCTCCGTGAGATCGCAAAAAGCGGCGCTTACGCCGCAACTTTTTTTATGGCGGCCATAAGATTGTCGTTTGCGGCTATCAGCCGACGCTTTCCTCGGCGCTCTTGCGTCCGCTTGTGTCCTTGGCCTCCTATATCTGCCATATTGTCCGCCGACATAGCTGCGTCCAGAACTTCCCTGTCCTTATCTTTCAACTCCTGCAGGGCATCAAACCAGACTTTCCTGTCAATCATGGCAGAAAGGGTATCCTCCCACGATTCACCGCCACCACTGGCACATGTTGTCTTGCGCATGCCCAAGAAACTGTCAGCGACGCGTGGCGATCCGCAGGGCAGGCCTTTCGGATAATGAGTATAAGTCACCTTTTCCATATCGGTATTCGCGTAGGCTTCTGCCAACATCTTCGCGGATTCTTCTGACGTGTAGCTTTTGCCGTTACGCCGTTTGCCAGACGGGATGTATCGGTGCGGTAGGGTTCCCAGCACCTCCTCGAAATATTGATTGCTGGCCTTGATGTCGCGATGATCGGGCGATGATCCTGATTGCAAATCAGATTTGTCCCGCGTTTTCAGCATGCCGCCAGTGGGGACGCGTATATCTGCCTGAATAACATCCCCGTCGATGCCTAGAACATATCCTTTTTCCGTCTGCGCCCCGTCGCTGAATTCAAGGCGACCTATGGCAACGATCTGTCCCTTGTCGTTACGCACCACGGGGCCGGACTTAACACTATCCATGATTGCCTGCACTGATGGCGTAACCAGCCTCTTGCGCTCGAACCCCATTTCAGCGACTTCTTCAGGATCATTATCGTTCATCGCCGGAGCTACAGACCAATTTGTCTGCATCGGCTCGTATTCACCATCCGGTCGATTGCGATAAGCCATCAACATCTTAAGCTGGTCTGCGATAGACCCGTGTCTAGAATTTTTCCCCATTAGGCGGCGTCCTCGAAATAATCGTGGGTTTCGTAATATTTCCAACCGGGCGCTACAGCCTTCGCTGCTCCGCGCTCTGTCGTGTGCCACTCGACACACCATGTCCCTGTCTGGTGTCCGTTTTCATCGCGGGGAACTTTGGCGGCCACGAAATACTTCTGTCGGTCGTTGCCCTTAACCCGCAAGAAGTATCCTCCAACCGGTTCCATGCACTCCTCCGCCATAAAACGTCTCATATGGGACGACGGTAAAAAGCGCTGTGTGCCAACAATGGCAAACTCTGACGGTATATTATCGTTCGCTACGATCATAATCATACTCCTCGTGTTTTGGTTTGGTTGGTTAGGCGGCCTTGGTGGTGTGCGTCTCTGCCAGCCACTCCAGAACCGCCGTAACGGCGCGCTCAGCGGCTTCTGTCGTTGTGGTGGCCCGAATGACCAGAACCGTGTAGCCCAGCCGCTGTAGGGCAGCGTGGCGGTCTTTCTGGGCCGGCGACAGTCTTCCCTGCCCGACCTTGTTCTCGATCATCAGCAGGCGACCGTATTCGCCGTAGATGCGGAGGTCAGGTTCGCCGCTGGTCATTCCTGTTGCGATTGCCTGAGCCTGGGCTCTTGGCCCGCGCTTGCTGGCGTTCATGTCACCCGCCAGCAGGAACTGGCGCTGGTACTGTGGCAGTCGGCGCAGGCTGGCTACTTGTGCCGCCTGTAATTCCCATTCGAGCGGCAAGGCGGGCTTGGTAGTAACGCGGCCATTGCGGGTGGTAATCTTGACGCGAGCGCCGTTGATGCGGACGGTTTGTGTTTTGGTGGCGGTCGTGGTCGTAGATGAAGGCGCGCGCGTGCGGTTGCGTGCCATGTGAGCTCCTCGTGTTTATTGCGGTATGCCGTTGGTAGCGGCAAGAGGAGTGTGGAATGCCTCAATAAATGTCGTGTTAATGGCCGACATAGCCCGGCAAATATTTTGGGCCATCCTTGAATCAGGTTGTATTCTGGAATTGGCAAAAATCAGGAAGAGTGCGCACTTCTCAAAATTCGAGAACTGCGCGCCGCGCGCTTTGTGCGTAAGTTTCTATATAAGAACTCTTACGCACCAAAAGCAGCGTGCATCTGCGAACTTCTTTTAGGGTTTTTCGAGAAGTGCGCAAAAAGAAGTACGCAGTATCAGAAGTTGTATTTTGATTGTGACAGCCGGTTGTATGGAAGGGCTGGAATCTACGATCCAAAGATCTAGAAGCATTATTTTTTTGCCGTGTATTATGTCAGTCAGAGATTCGATTCGTGCTCCGGGATTGCGATGAAGTCTAATGACGACCTGCAAGATATGTTTAAACTGCGAAGCATTTTCGTGCCACATGAAAGCAAACGGCGCGATGACCTTTTTCGGTTAAACAAACGATTGATTCACTATACATCTGCAGCCGCAGCCATTTCGATCATAAGGAATGGCAACGTTTGGATGAGAAACGTGCGATGCATGAATGATTTCATGGAAATCGAACATGGTTTCCAGCTACTGCAGCGGTCAGTCTCACCCCCGGTCGATACCGAGGCTGAAAAAGGACTTATTGCGGTAGGGAAAGCTCTGGATTCTATATTCACTGAGCTTACGTCGGAATGCCTTAAATGGTTCGACGGATGGCTTTTTCAGTTACGAAACAAAACTTACGTTACATGTCTTTCGGAGCATGACATTACAGAAAATGATTATGGTCGCCTTTCCATGTGGCGTTCTTACAACGCAAACCAAGTCGGAGTGGGTTTGGTAATTAATCCTATCCCATTGTACAGCCTAAATGACAAGTTCGGCGCGTTCAGCTCACCGGTATACTATTTTGATGACGGAAAACTACGCGATGTACTCTTCACCATTGCCGAAAACATCGATTCCAATCGTGTTTATCTGAGCAAAAAGGACCGAGAATCTATAAAGGGATACGTTTGTTTGCTACTTCGTGGCGTAGCGATGTGTACTAAGCACCCAGGTTTTCACGAAGAAAAAGAATGGCGTATCATGCACACAGAGAAATTGGATGAACGTGGAAACTTGGGCCTAGACGTTGAGTGTATTTCCGGGATTCCACAACCAGTATACAAGATTCCTTTAACTGATGACGTTTTGAACGGGACTACAGGTATCTCTATTCCCGATCTGCTAGAACACGTATTGATCGGACCAACTCAGTTCCCTATTCCGGTTTGGGATGCCATCGTACTAGAGCTGGAAAAAGCTGGCGTAAAGGACGCAGACAAAAAGGTCTCTTATTCAAACATCCCCTTACGAACTTAAATAATGGGAATTTCACGCCGATTATCTCATTGCTCCTTTCGCTACGAAAAAAGCGGAGCCTAAGCCCCGCTTTTCTTTACCTTGCGCTGCGTAACCGGCGCGCCTAAACCGCCCTCACAAACGATGTCGTTTTCCGCTGCACCGGGTCGCGCTCCTCGACCTTTGCCAAGAAGCCTTCCTTGAATAGCGCCTTGGTAATGAGGCCGGTCCGCTTCTTCTGCACCTCGTCGTCGATGTCCAGCCCAAGCGCATAAGCCACGGCGTGCCCAACCCAATCCTTGGCCTGCGGCGCCTGCTTATACATGCCGCCGTTTACAGCGCCGCGGATTGCGTCTTTCTGTTTGTCCGTCAGTCCTTCGGCCACTTCCTCGCTGGATGGCCAATGCCATTCGGTCACAACAGGCGCATGGTCCTGCGGCTGCGTCAGACCTCGACCGTTGCCCAGCGCCACGCTTTCGATATGCCTCCAATCCAGCCGATGCGACAGCGGTGTAAGATTTGACTTGCCATATGTGATTGAGAAATAGCCGAACCGATCCATGCCGGGAATACCGGCCTCATTCGCTTGCCCTTCCGACATTCGGTTCAACACCCGCACCGAACGCGCTGCGCCAATCAGCGCCACGGCACCGCGAGCATCTTCGACGGTTGCTTCACGGTCGCTCACCTTGCGCAGGTGGTGCACAATGTCGATGGAGCAATTCGTATAGTCCGCGATCTGCGCCCAGAGCTTCGCGACCTTGTCGATTGCACCGTTGTCATTTTCATTGACCTGGTGCGTCGAAACAAACGGATCGACGATCATCACGTCAATACCATTGGCAAGGATGGTTTCGGCAACTGCCTCGACGATCGGCTCTTGGATTTTAACGCCTTTCTTGTCGTCGATAGCAACGACAAGCTCTTGCTCGCGGCCACTGTCGAGGAACAAATGACCGTCGATGTCCTCCGGTTTGAGATTGAAGTGAATGCACGCGGCCATGATGCGTCGCTCAAGTTCGTCGCGCGGATCTTCGACGTTAAAGAGCCAGACCTTAAGTCGACGCGGCGGCTTCACGCCGTTCAGAGCCTTGCCCGACGCCATGGCCAGCGCTTCCACGATGCTGTTCGCGGTTTTGCCAAGCCCACCCGGCGCAACGGTCACAGAGACGTACTTGCGGATGAAGTGCCGACCGAAAGCAAACTCGCGGCGGGGCAGTGTCGACGGGTCTTTCCACTGGAACGGCGTGGCTGCGAGGATAGGTTGGTCCGTGGGGTCATCTTCGACGGGCGGCGCCTCTGAATCGTCGTTGTGCGCTTCGGGTTCACGCTGCTCATCAACCTTCGCCCGTGCATTATCGAGCATACGGGTGATGTCCACGAGCTTGGTATTGTCGTTGACCGCTTCCGGCGCCTGACGCGGATGCATCTTGCCAGCCTTTAGCCCGTTGTCGATTGTCTTGCAGCAACGCGGGAAGTCCCTGCCCCAACCACGAGCCACATCCTGTAGCAAGGCCCGCGCTTCGGATTCCGACAAAGCTCCAGCGCCGACGAACGTGCCCATCCGGAACGCAGCGTCGTTCAGACGATTGTTGCGGTTGCCCATTGGTTCCATGGCGAGGTCGTCCAACTCGGACTGTACCGCGCGCTCGACATACCGATCGTTGATCGTGCCCGAGACCGATGGTGCCTGGTACATGGTCGTGCTGTCGTATGACCGTGGCAGGACAAGCTCCAGCAGCCAGTCCGGCGCATCGACCGGCTCCATATCGACCAGCCAGCGGTAAGGCTGGCCAACAGCAGGCACGCTGCCAGCCGCAATGACATAGCCACCGTCGCCGCGAACATCGATGCCAGCACCAAGTGCGCCACGGTTGCGAACGCCAGCCTTGTGTTTGAAGAAATAATGTCGGCCGCCGCTCGTGGTTTCAGCTGTGAGCGTGGCAGGCAGAGCACCATGCTCGGCCTCCAATGCTGTTAGGGTGTCCGGCCCGCCGTGCTTCGGGTCAATGTCCAGCACCCACGCGCCAATAGGCGCGCCGGTCGGTACGCCGATCATAGCACCGGGATTGCGGCGCCAAAGCTCACGCACAATGCGCTCATTCAGCGTCGCACCGCGGAAACCATTTGAGGTCAGCGGAGTTTTGGTGGCGAGAATTTCAATGATGCCGTCTTCGTCGACGAACTCCTCGTCGGCGGCACGGCACGGGAATACAGGCCAGATGCGTGCCATGTAGGACAGGGCAACGTCGAGCATGGGGTCGGTATTGAGTTCCTGCGAAATTTGCATAAAGTCTCCCTGAGAAATAGGGGGGATGTATGTTTCTTGACGGATCGCTTCAGCCATTGTCGCATAAGGCTGAGCTTTCACTGGCTTTTTTGAGAAGCAAGCTTATCCAGCACTTCAGCGATATTGATGGTGCATTGGTTGAGCAGCGGATTTTGGTGCATGACAAACCAATCCCACCGCTACCAAGAAGCCAGAAAGCTATTTACTCATTCCACTTACGGGATAGCTTGATTACATTGAAAGTGGGCCAAGCAAGTCAAAGGAACCAGTCGCGTTATAGCTATCACCATTATCACTTAATCCCATCTGTACCTAGTACTCTCGCTAGGAGTATTTGCGCTGCGTCACCACTCGACGGCGCGCCAATCACCCCTGAGAATGTTAAAGATTGGATCTGGACTAACACTGTACGCATTGACTTTTTACTTCCTGACACAACACCCCAAAGAGTAATGAATATCCTCGAAGCGGCACTCATCGGAGAATGGGCGCCGCTTTACGAAGGGAGAAGAGGTGCGTAGAGCTTCACGCTACACGACTGTTATCAGTATTATTGTCGTTGGCGGGCATTATCTCGGTCTCTAAGTACGCTTCGATGAACGCATGCGCTGCGGGCGCAACGATTGCATTGCCGTAACCGCGCAATCGTCCCACTCGGGCGGCAGCCCCATGAGCCAGCGGGAATGTGCCGGGTTCAACTGGCCGCCACTTTCCATCCCGGCAGAAGAGCCAATCAGCATCTCGCCAGTGGCCGTTAGTCGGGCCGGGCTGTCTGCCGCCCATGCTTGTACCTGCATATTCAAGTCGGACAGGCTCACCCCCATCGACTGCGAACCCCGTGCCATACTCTCGCGCTTGCGCTCCAGAAATCGCTCCGGCGTCCCGTTCGCTTGCTGTACGACTGGCGTCGCCCATCCCGCTAGCGCACCCGCATGGTTCAAAGTGATGTTCGGAGTTGTGAAATCCGGTGACGGATGGCGCAAAGCATCCGTCGTCGTGGTCGTGGGCCAGCCCGCCAAATTCGCTTGCCTCGGCAACTGGTCGAACCGATCCTTGCCCGTGTCCGAACGTGGACGAATGTCCGCCCCGCTGTCCTTCCAGTCCCGCGAAGCGGGCGTCACCCACGATGCCAAAGCCGCATCCGATGTCAGCGCGCCACCCGCTTGGTTCGGCCCGCCGTTCGAGCCGTCCGACGCCCTCGGCGTATTCCAACCTTTTTCCAACCCAATAGAGCCGCTGTCTGATATGCGGCGCGCCGAAGCCCGCAGCGCAGGTATCGACCGCCCCGCTGGCGTAGCCCGATCCTTCCAGGTCAGCTTGTACAAGGTCGAGCCAGCCAAGTCCGTCCTTGCTCGCAACCTGCTCGCCAAAGACGACTGGAGGGCGGCAGTTTTCAATAAGCCAGTGGAAGTGCGGCCATAGGTGCCGCTCGTCAGTAAACCCTGCTCCTTTGCCTGCCGCGCTGAAAGGCTGGCATGGGCAGGAACCGGTCCAGACGGGGCGGTCGTCTGGCCATCCTGCTCTACGGAGCGCATATGACCAGACACCGATCCCGGCGAAGAAATGGCATTGCGTGTATCCGATAAGGTCGGAAGGTCGAATATCGACAATTGAACGTTCATCAACATCTCCCGGTGCGATGTGGCCAGCCTTGATTAGCTCGCGCAACCAAGCCGCCGCTTTCGGGTCAAACTCGTTGTAATAGGCTGTCATGGCTACCTCAGAATGGAGCTTCACTAAGGGCCGCACGCATCCCTCGCCCGCAGCCTTCCCACGCGGCTTTGACGAGCATCCGTGCCTCTAGTTCGTCCATGTCCTTAAGGTCGGTCTTTCCCAACTCTTGCAAGTATTCCCCAACCGCCTCGACGCCCTTATCAAGGGCGCGCAGCTCGTACGGATCCAATCGCCGCCGATGTCGGATATGTTCGGCAATGTCGGCACATTCCTTGCACAGCCAGCGGATCGGCTCGCGGTCTGCTTGCACGCCGAGGCCTACGGCGTGTCTCTGGCAAACAGCACACACATCGTCAGGCTGCATTTGCAATCTCCGCGTTGTTGTCGTTGGCTACGTCGAAGATGTTGTCTTGCCGGTTATCAAGCGCCGCGATGTTCCGCACCGCCTGCGAGAAGTAGGACGGCTTTAGCTCGAACCCGATACCCTTACGCCCGGCAGCAACCGCGCCGTATACCTCGCTACCGATTCCGAGAAATGGCGTCAGAACGACGTCGCCGGGATTGCTCCACAGTTCGATGCAACGCTCGATAACGTCCAACTGCAAAGGCGAAATGTGCTGTTCGTCCTTCTCGTCGCGCGCTGATCGATATTGCAGGGTGCGTGTCTGGTTAATGTCCATCCAGACCGGCGATGCATAACGCTGCCAGACTTCAATCGAGAACCACTTCTCTGCCCTCGCCCGATCTTCGCCAGATGCCAGCCGATCCGCGAGTGCCGTCGGTTCGTTGCCATAGCCGACATAACGATCGAACATGCCATCAACCGGGTCAGGATTATCGCCCGGCTTACGGAACATCAGCATATAGTCAGCAAGTCCCTGCCCGCTGATCGTGCTATCCTTGGTGATCTGCTTATGCAGAAGACGGATGGATTTCGTGCGCTGCTGCGCGACAACTGGATCTTTCCAGATGCAAACTTCACTGTGGAAGATCCAACCTGCATCTTCGTATGCGCGCACCACTTCACCGCGGAAGTCGCGCATGCCGATATGGCCATGTCTGATCTTGCTGGTTGGCAACTGCATGCAATGCACTGCGTGGATTCTGCCCGGCATGGTCACGCGTAGCAATTCTTGGATCAGGTAGGCGTAGTGCTCCCAAAAGCCATCGCCATCGTTGTTGCTGATGTCTCGGTCGGAATTACTGAACCGATAAAGGCCCTCGAAAGGCGGGCTATGGATGCCGAAATGCACCGTTCCCGTCGGTACTCCACGAATGAGCTCGCAAGCGTCGCCTTCATAGATGGCGTAATTTTCAGTGACGACTTGGCTGACGGCTTTCACCGCGGCGGTTTTCGTTTCGATAGATTGGTCGGTAAGTCTCTTGCTCATGAAATTCTCCTCGTGTCGGTTAGTGGGCTACGGCGTTGGTGGTGAGCCACGCCGGTATTTGCATAGGCTGTTGCGGGTTGTAGTTCGGCTTGTCGCGTACAGCGCCCCGAACAGCCTCGCTGGATAGATCGGCCATATGCATGACCATCGCCGCAGCCATTCGTTCGGCGTCGGCTTCCTTGCGGCGCAGGTTGGCGACGATCGCGCCTTCGGTTTCTGCCGCGATAAAATGGACGTTCACAGGCTTGGTCTGACCGAACCGCCAGAAGCGACGAACGGCTTGGAAGATCTGCTCGAAGCTGTCATTCAGGCCGACGAAGCCGGTATCAGCGCAGTGCTGGAAGTTGAGGCCAAAGCCACAGATCGAAGGCTTGGACACTAACACTCGCGCCTTGCCGGATAGGAAGTCAGCAATCTTGCGTTCCTTGTCGTCGTCCTTGTCCGATCCAGACAAGTTGACAGCGCCCGGTATAGCCTTTGCAAGTGCATCAGCCTCGCTATTCAGATTGCACCACCATACAAATGGCCTGTCATTTGGCGTCAGACGGGCAGCAAGCGCGACGCGTTCGCCTACGCTGTCTTTCCTCGCCGAAATGCGTTCCTGCATCGTACGGGCTTCCATAGGGAAAAGTAGCCCTGTCTCGACGCTCGGCGCATATTCCACCTGCACCGTATGCTGGTCATATGTCAGCGGCGGCAGATCGTATCCGGTGTTGTCATAACCAAGATCGGAAGGCCTGCGCAGCATCACAGACCATGACGCCATCCACTTCCAAAACTCGGTTTCAGCATGGCCCTTCAGACGCCATTTCTGTGTCTCGCCGCCATCGTGGATGAAGAACGTGGCCAGCATGTCGGTATATGACATGACGCCGAGAAATTCCGCGTGGTTGCCAAGCTCCATAAAGTCGTTTGGTGCAGGGGTGGCAGTCGCAGCGAGACGAAATGGTATTGCCGCGCACTCCTCAATCAGTCGATTGCGATACTTTCCGTCTGTGGACTTTAGGATTGAGCTTTCATCGATCACAACGCCACCAAATTCTTCTAGCGAGAAATGATCCATCTTCTGGTAATTTGTGACGTTGATGCCCTGCCCAACGTCCGACTGCGATGCAACAATACGCGCCGGGATGCCAAACTTCGCGGCCTCGCGGATATGCTGTGCTGCAACTGCCAGCGGTGCGAATATCAGCACTGGCTTGCCGGTGTAGTCCGAGACATGCTCGGCCCATGTCAGTTCCATTAATGTCTTGCCGAGACCTGTGCCAGCGAAAATAGCAGCACGCCCACGGCGCAAAGCCCACCGCACGATATCACGCTGATGTGGCTTTAGCGTCTGGCTTAGTTCCGGAATGTCGGTCATCCCAGTCACAGGATCGGCAATAGCCTTCCCTTGCAGGAAACGCGCGTAGGCGTCCATCCTCATCTCCTCGTGTTTCATGGTGGTAACCCGCCAGTTGGTGGCTGGCGGGGTGTTGGTGTTAAGAGGCCAGCCAGTAGCCCAGCCATGTGAGAGACGCAGCAGGCCAGACCAAAGCCAGAAACACCGCCGCGACAGCGGCATTTGCGCCTAACTTTGCCAGAACAATACCTAATGCGATTGGCACACCAATGATGTACGCCATCACCATTCCGCCGAGGACGGTATCGCCGCTATCCATGGTTTGCACTCGTCGCAATCTGCGGATCAAATTCCCCATATGCCCCGACGTACCAGTTATAAGAATTTGGTACGTCTTCGATATATCCAGATCGAGTGAGCCACCCCGCAAAACCGTGCTCGTCAAGTTCATCCCATTCATCTTTCGGGACAAAACCGGCCCTATATGCATCAACGACCACTTGCTGGTCGAAGTCTTTAAGGACGGTGAATGGGCGCGTAGTCCACTTGTCGCTCCATTCACCGCCGCAAAAAGCAAGGATGGTTCCAGCTTTAATGATAGCCATCAAGCAGCTCTCCTATTATCGCCGCCTTCCTGCACAGCAGCAATCGGGCTGTCGGAGATGATTGCAAGATGAGCCTCACAATATGCCACCCGCTTGTGCGCCTCTTTTATTTGCCCCTCCCAATGTTCGCGTTCTGAGGCTTTACGGGCTACGGTTTCTTCTGGCGTTTCTGGGCGATCATATGCGACTATGAGTTTGGGTGTGCCGTCGTATTCATCGACTTCGATATACGCATCGCCCCAATACTCTTGCGGGATTTCAAGGCGCGCCTGCATCAATTCATTAATGAGGTCATCAAGTTTTCGCGGTATGTATCCGTTCGGCGCATCGCCAAAACCCCAGTGGCGGACGACTTTCTCTATTGTATGGTCCATCACCTGGCCACCCGCTCGTCCCAGACCTTAAATCCCGGCACCTGACGCATACCGGCGCGCACTGTTTCTTCGGCCATCGACTGCACCAATTCCTTGAAGCGCTCTGGCGCTCGGCCATATGCCCAGTCGAGTGCCTTGCCTTCATCTTCCAGCGTACAGCGCCAGATAGTGCGCAGCCCGGTGCCGGTCGTTGCTGACCGATCTTCGCGCTTGGCCCATCGGTCGGCTTTCTTGGCCTCGGCAAGCAGCTCTTCGGCTTTCTCGCGCTCTTCGAGGTTGCCTGCGCTGGCGCGGATGGCTTCCTGTGCTTCTCGCGCAATGCGGTCAGCCTCTTCACGAGCGGCGCGTGCTGCCGCTTCCTTCTCCGCGGCAACCTTATTGCGCCATGGCGTGAGCAAGGACTGCAACGTCTCCTTGCCGAGAACAACCTTGCCTTTGACAGACTTTGTATTGCCGATCAGCTTGTTGTAGCGGTCCTGAATTTCTGTCTTCGCATCGTCATGTGGCTTTGCTTCATCCTTGCGAGCCTCGTCGGCGCGCTTTCCGGCCTCATGCAACTTATCGTGCAGTTCGGTGATCGCATCGGCCAACTGTTGATTGTCGATTGCTTCGCCGTCCGCGAAATTCTTAGCCTCATCGAACAGGTCTTCGATTTCCTGTTTGATGGTCTCGTACGCAGTAAGTGGCGGTCTATTGTGACCAACAGGCGCCGGGTTATACGGGTCGTAATTGTCCGTCATTGTTGCTCCTCGTGTTTCAGTGGTTGGTTTTGTTGCGATAAGCAGCGGTAGGTAAGTTAACACGCCTCACAGCGCATCCCGTTAACGGGGTGTCAAAATGGTATTTCGTCATCCAGCATTTCGGCCAGCCCAGCAGATACCCGCCCATAGTTTGTTGCCGGCACATTGTCGTTGCTCGCCTCCGGTGTGTTGTCGTTCGCAACGCCCGCAATAGCGTCGACCACTTCCCAGTATTTGCCGTTCGGCTTCACTACAATCTCTGCGGTTGCCAGCAATTCGTTCTGGCGTTCCATGAATTCCAGCACTGTTTTGGGGAACGGTGCCTGACCGCCGTGCTTTCGCCACCACCTGTCTGACTTCGACTTAAAGAAGCCGGTATGAGCCGGTCCCAGCCATTCGTTGATCGGTGACATGCCCACCCAATAAGACACCTTCACACTGTCCTGCTTGCCGCCCTTGCCTTCGTGGTATGCGAAGGTGCGGCGCTCCACCTGGCGGGTGCTGGCGTTGTCCTTCGACAACATCGGCACGTCTTCGGCCTGCGCAGATATCTTCGGCGTTTCATCGACCGGGAATTCATATCCGCAGTCGGGACAGGTATGTAGCGAGGCGTGAATAAGCGAGCCGCAGCCGACTAGACCACGATCGTCAGGCTCTTGCGGGCATTGCTTCACCGGCGCCTCCCCGTCGCACCTCTTCATCCCCGGAGGCGTGACCGCATCAATCGGACCGTGCTTGCGGACGACGCCTGCAAAGTCGAGAAACAGGCAGTTCTCCTTGCCGGGATAGAGGCGCAGACCGCGCCCCGCCATCTGGACATAAAGGCCCGCTGATAAGGTCGGGCGACAAAACGCGACCAGATCGATGATCGGCAGGTTCGTGCCGGTCGTAAGCACCGAGTTGTTCGTCAGAGCGCGGATCTTGCCAGCCTTGAAGTCAGCCAGAATCCGGTCGCGCTCACCGGTTGGGGTGTCGCCGGTCACCGTCTCACAGCTAAATCCCCGGCTGCGAATTTCATCCCGCATATGCCGGGCATGTTCGACGCCACTGCAAAAGCAAAGCCAAGCCTTGCGCTCTGCACCGGACGCCGTACCATACGTGACGATCTCATCGACCACCGAGGCAGTGATGTCGTCCTTGTCGATAGCAGCCTGTAGCGCATTCTGCTTGTAATCACCGCCCTGCTTGCCAACGCCGGACAGGTCGAAGGCAGTCGCCATGCCCTTTGAGATAGGACGGCAGAGATACCCCTCCTCGATCATCTCGCCAATCGGCTTTTCAAAGCAGATGTCGTCGAAAAGCGCGCCGTCACCTTCCGTCAAAAGCCCCTCGCCCATTCGATAAGGCGTAGCTGTGAGTCCGACCAGTTTCAGGTCTGGATTGATGGCGCGCAGACCTTCGATCAGCTTGCCGTACTGTGTTTCCGAATTGCGCGGCATCAGGTGGGCTTCATCGACCAGAACGACGTCGATGTGGCCGATCTGCTCCGCCTTGTTTGCGATCGTCTGCACACCACCGAAAACAATCTGTGCCTTCGCATCCCGCCGGCCTACGCCGGCCGAGAATATTCCCGCTGGGGCGAATGGCCAGATGTTCAGAAGCTCCTGATAGTTCGAGAGAATGAGCTCGCGAACATGCGTTACGACAAGCACGCGCATGTCCGGCCAACCTTCGATCAGTTCCTTGCAGATCGTTCCGAGCACTAAGCTCTTGCCGCCGCCGGTAGGCAGGACAATAAGAGGCGATCCCTGATTGTCGCGCCAATATTCATAAAGCGCATCCACAGCGGCACGTTGATAGTCTCTAAGCTGCAACATTGTTTAAACCCGCCTTTATCTTATCAACCGCCGCAGGCACCTTGGCCGCCATTTCCTTTGACATCATGGCCATGTGGCATGACTTCTCGCTGATGTTCCGCACTTGACGCAGATGACGATACGCCTCCGATCTGGACAGGGTGCCCGATCTCCATAGCGGGTCAAACGCGGCATGCGCCGCCTTCCTCGCTTCGTGGGTGGCGGCATCAACTAACTTCTTGCCGCCCCAACTCCACAGACCGCAACAGTCGTTTCGCATGCCCCATATGGTATTTGTTTGCAGCGCGGGCTGTCCGCATATTGGGCACATTACTTTCACGCCGCCCTCGCTTTCTTGGTGTTATCGTTGGCCCCATCGATCCACCGAGTGCCGTCGCGCAATTCATACGTAATCGTTTCGGCGGCCTCGTCGACGTCGATCTGCTCGCCCGGCACCAAGCACGGGAGCGTCAAATGGGCAGGGCATGCATCTTTTTGCTCGGCCAGCGACAACGGCTTGTTAAACCGGCCGCAAGACCATGCACCGCCCGGTTCTGGGCTGCTGAAAATGCACGTCCGGCAGTTTGTCCGCGGCCATGCACCCTCGTGGCAAATCGCGTGGTGCTTGCACCACTTGCACGAAAAGAACTCCGGGTTGTCGCTGATACGTGGCGGCAGATCGTTCGCTTGAATAATGCGTTCGGCCTTCGCCAGTAGCCGCGCCACATATGCCGCGTCGTAATGCACCCGCTCGGTGTATAGCTCGTCGTTGTCCTTACAGACGGCGAGATAAATCGCCCTATCACGCCCTCGCGCATGCATGTAGATCTGCATCTGCCCAAAATGGAGCGGCTTACTTTTCTGGACTCCTTCCTTTTTCAACGCTGTGAAGCTTTTTAGGTTGTGCGACTTGATTTCGCCGACATGCCAAGTCTTTGGCGATTCAGGTAGGCCGAGTATTTCGCTGTCGAGGTAGCCACCAACATGGCCGTCGCACAGATCAACGCGGATCTGCCGACCATCTGGGCCATAATCAACGACTTCGCATCCGATCATGCGAAGGTTTTCAATCCAGCGCGTTTCTTCAAGGTTACCTGTTTCGAAGATGCGTAGCGTTCGGCCGGGGATGGATTCATGCGGCGTTGTCCATCGAAAGTCATAGAATAGCTTGCGGCTGCATTCTTCCGCCACCTGAGAGGCGGGAATTGTCTTCCCGTCTCTCTGTTCGTTGGCAGCCTCGTAAGCTGCGTAGATGGCCGACACCGTGGATGAGGTGGGCTTGGGAATGGGTGCCATTATTCGTCACCACGAGCCAAAGCGTCGGCATATTCCTGCGCATCGGACTGAAAGTGGAATGCACCAGAACAAATGCGCGACCGATACCCTTCGCTTGTCACATAAGTTTCTAGAACCCGAAATGGACGCGGGGCATCTTCTGGCGAAACCTGTTTGACGACTATGAAAACGCTGTTGTGTTTCATGTTAAATCCTGACTGGCATCAGCACGGCGGTCCACTCGCCCTCGCCCTTGACGATGGCAGGCGAGCCTGCATCGCCGAGAGCAAAGCGCACGTTTGCTTCATCCAACGCGCCAAGCATGTCGTTGACGTACCGGGCGTTAAAGCCGATTTCCAAAGGCTCGCCCTCGAATTCAATCGAAACTTCATCGCTAGCCTTGTCAGCCAGCATCAGTCGCAGCACATCGCCGACTGCGAATTTCACGGCTCGCGATTTGTCATCCGCAACCGCGGCGACACGCTCGACCGCCTTCATGAGTGCCTGCCGATCAACGGTAAGCACGTTGCTATTGCCGGTTGGAATGACGCGCACGTAGTCGGGGAACGTGCCGTCAATCAGCTTGCTCGTGATCACCGTCGAGCCAGAGGTGACGCGCACCTTGTTCTGGGACAGTTCGACCGTAACCGCACTTTTCGGCAGCAGGCCTACCAGCTTTCGCGGCAGGATCACGCCGTAGTTCAAGTCGCCGGCAGGGCCGACATTGCGCATCAGCCGGTGCCCGTCGGTTGCGACAGCAACCAAGCGGCCGTCAACGGCATGCAGATAAACGCCAGCCAGATAATAACGTGTCTCGTCCGTCGAAATGCAGTGCACACACGGCGCGACAAGCGTAGCCAGATCAAGCTCAAGCGTCGTGTCAAACTTACCGGCGCTGAAGGACGGAAAGTCTTCAGCGGGCAAAACGTCGAGTTTATACCGGCTGCGACCCGACGCGACGGTAAGGCGGCCTCCACCGCTAGCTGCATCCAGTTCAAGGGTGATGTCTCCCGTCGCGCGCTTTGCAATGTCCGCAAGCATCTTACCGGGAACTGTCACGCTACCGGGCTGGCAGTCGAGCACCGGCAGGCTGGTCGTTATCTCGACGTCCAGATCGGTGCCTGTCAGGCGCAGCTTGCCGTCCTCGACTGCCAAGAGCACGTTGGCAAGAATAGGAATCGTGTTGCGGCTTTCGATGGCACGGTTGACAGTTGCCAAGGCGTGCGCGAGCTCTGAGCGGTCAATGCTGACTCTCATCAAAATCTCCTCGTGTTCGGTGGTAGAAGGCGCGGCTGGCAACCGCGCCTGTTGTTTAGCTTAACCCCAAGGGCGTTTCTTGCCTGCCGCAGCAGCCGTTGGCGCCGGTTTGTTACTGTTAGCCGCAGCCGGTCGGTTGTCATTGGCCGGGCGGGCCTGCGCTACAGGCTGGTTGGCATCGATCGAAGGCTGGGGGACGTTACCTTCGTCAGGAAAGTAGTATTTTTTTATTTCCGCGCGAGCCGGGTACTGGCCGTCTTTTGAGGGCTTGCCGAGGCCAATCTTTGCCGTGAACGCTTTGAAGTGCAGTTCTTCGGAATCCTCGACTTCCGAAACACCAATTGCGCGGCAAAGGCTCGCGAACTGGCGCTGGCCGATCTCTTGCGCCTGAGTGCTTTTGTTTTCGAGGTTGTAATTGTTGAAGAGCTTGCGCTTCGCGTACTCTTCCGGGCGAATAACGACCATCGTCGTCTTCAGGATGGTGCCCGTGCCGTCCTTCGTGGCGGCCACTTCACTGGCCTCGATTTCAAGCTCATAGTCGCCGTTCGGCAGTTCCGAGTAATCGGACTGCGTCGTGTCGTGTTTGGTTGCGTCAAATGTTGAGCCAAGTCTGGCCATCTATAAAATCCTCGTGTTGTTGGTGGTGTGGTTCAGTGAGCCGACTGTGGCGGCTCATGTTCGACGATCCAGTCAAGGTCGGCTGGATATCGCCAGTCCTGCATATTTTCGGCGTCGGACAGCCATAGTGATGGCATACCGTCAATCATCTCAACCCGGCAGACCATATAGGCCACATCCCATGACTTGAGCCTTACATGGCTGAAGCGCTTCGGAATGTTCGCAGCGCGGTCCTTTGGCGATAGCCAGGTCATGCCTTCGCCCGATGAATAGCTGGGCGGAAGAACCCGCCGATAAAGCCAAGCGAAGCGCCGATCTGCCACATCGCAAGGCCTGCCGCGTTGATGCCAACGGCGGCAAGGAAGGCGTGGATTGTTTCTGCGAAGAGCAGACCAACGACCCAGCCGACGAACGCGCCGCCGAGAACGCCGATCAGCGGAGCGAAGAAAAGAATGGCTGCGATTGCTACAAGGCCAGCTAGATCTTTTTCCATTAGGCGACGTCCCTCTGGTCGTTGTCGTTCGAAACCGGCCAGTACTTGGCAATGTCGGCAAAGCCCTGCCCTTTGCGGTAAACGACGCTGTCCGGCATCGAATAACGGTTCTTGGCGTTGAAACCCGCCGCCTCGTTGAAGTGCACCTGGCGCTCTTTGCCGCCTTCCGCGTGGCTAACCTTCGTCTGGCGCGCCACTTCTTTTTCCTTGATGGAGATGCGGTAGTTCATGAACGCGACAATGTCGGACTTCTCACGAACCAGTGCATTCGACCTTTTATGCAACTTAGGCTGGTATCGACTATATGGATCGGTAGTCGGGCTGTCGAAGCGAACGATTTCAGGGTGCGCCAGCATGACGACATACATGCCAGCACGGGATAGCGCCGACACCGCCGCCATGAGCTCGTTCCATTCGGTGTCGGCTTCCACGTAGCCTTTCCCGAACCCGGCCTCCTCGATGCTGTTGATACCGAGGCGGGCCGAGGTCGCACGCCAGACAAGAGGTTCCAGCCCGTCGAGGCTGTCTATAATAACGGTGCGCCGGTCGTGTTCTTCAGTCAGCAATTCGCCGATGACGTTCAGGAGGTCGTCGAAGGATTCAATCGTGCCGGGCGTTGCCATTTCGATGTCAGACGGCGGGCGCTCGCCTTCGGTTGCCAGATAGATCGGGTCAGGGAATTCTGCCGCGAGCGACGTTTTGCCGATGCCGTCAACGCCGTAGAGAAGGATCACAGGCGGATCGTTTCTCTTGGTCGACTTCAGGCTTGAAAGAGATAGAGCCATAGGTCTCCTCGTGTTCAGTAGGTGTGGTGGGTAACGGTGATTGCGGCGATGACGGCCGCAAGTATGAGCCAGCCTACGAGCCATGCCGGCGGGCTTGTAAGCAGCCATGTGCTTGGTGGTCTGAGGGGCATCATTCAGAAACCTGACGCACCATCATGGGCTCCTGATTCAGCGCGAGCGGCTGATCGGAGAACAGATAGTCGCCAGCCCATTCGACATACGCGTTCGTGTCTGCTGTGAAAAAGAATACGCCATCGGCGTTCTTCCCATATGCCCCGTCGAAGTCAGGCTGTTCCATAAGTAAGGATTGCCGACCGTCCATCGTTCCATTCGGATCACGAACAGCTTGTTCACTGCCCATGAGGTAGGCATTGAGCGAGGTAACCTTCCCCCGGATTGGATACGAAGCGACGACACGCCCGTATGACAGCAGGTAAACGAACCCGCTCATATTTTGCTGGTTGATGCGCTCCAAGCGCTCAGCCAAATTCTTTCGTTCCAGAGAAGTCTGCAGCGTTGGTGCCGGGATGTCTTGGATAAGACGGGCTTGGTTGACCTCTACGGCCCGGTTTTCGATTTGCTTGCTCGTTGGCGCTGCTGGCTCGCAGCCAGCAAGCATCACCGCGGCTGCTGCCACGATCATGATGTGCGTCTTCATGATTTCTCCTCAATGAATAGATGGAGGTAGGTCTGATGTGCGGAATAGGTCGCGGTTCGCCATCTGCGTGCGCGCATTATATTCAGCGACCATGCTTGCTCGTTGACTACGTAAACCAATCGCTATTGCGTTGAGCCTGTTCCACTCTTGGCGATCTTCGAAACGCCAAGATGCACGATCGCCGGCCGATTTTTCGAAGCCGACCCGGCCGCTTTCTGCAGCGATAAGTTTTTGATCGATGGCAAGGACGTCATGATACTGACGTTTAAACCACTCGTAGTTGGCGATAACATTGTCAGCATCGATCGTTTTCTCAACAATCCGCCCTGCTTGATGAATGGGGTTGAGGACGAAACTAACCGCCCATCCCGCTACGCTTAGTCCAGCGACAATGACGATTGCCGACAGGCCAATTCCGAACAGTGTGCGCCGAGGCCGCTCTTGCAGTCGTTGCTCCAAGTTCACGCCGCACCCCACAGATAAAGCAGCCCGTAGAACGGCAACAGCAGGTTCCAGAACAGGAAGGCTGCAATTATCGTGGCGATTGCCAGCGCGAACGCTGCAAGCGCCAAGGACTGTCCGATGCGTCCGACACCTGGCTTTCGCCCGGGATCAATGTGCGGCATGTCAGCCGTGGCTTTTGTGGCAAACGAGATCATGCCATCACCCATGTATAGAAGCCGACTGCCAGTGCGACGGCCACTACAACGAGCAGGCCGTGAACGAACTTGTCACCAAAGCCGAGCGTGGTTTCCGGCTCATACAACGTGTCGCCGTCCGCGTAGTCTTTGGGCGCATAGTTGCGCGTGTGGCTGTACGTGGTGGAGGTCATGCGGCCTCCTTAATTTCGTTGACATGCGCAACGACGGGTTGCTTCTTGCCGGTATCAACCCAGACGTAATCGCCATATCGGGCCAACTCGAAACCATAGCCTTGGTTGATTTTAACAAGCCGTCCTTTTGCCAAGTGCAGCTGTGAAGGGTCGGCCTTGGACACGTCGATAAAAACGGTTCCCGCCTGTTGCTCCGCAACCGGTTGGTTGTCATTGCTGGCTGGCTCGTCGACCCATTCGGCGATGAGGTCGCCATCTAAGGATTCGCTACTGTTGAACATGTACTTGCCATCGGTGCGGTAAAGGAACTTCTCGCCAAGAGAAAACCGTTCAGCACACCCATTTCCCACTGCCGGCCCAACTTTGCGTCCATCGCGGGTACGATAGAATTTGCCGGTCTCGATGGTGAGGGGTGCTAGAGCGAAATACTCGGCAAGCCAGCCATCAGCCTTGCCGTTCTCTTTACGGATTCTAATATGATCCCCATCCACCCGGATCACGGTGGAAATGCTTCCCTTCTTGATACTGTAGGCGCTGTCTTTCAGTGCAACAACCCGATCACCGACCTTGAAAGCAGGCTTGCCGGTTGCGTCAGCAACTGGCAGGAGTTCGAATTCATCATCAGGACGTAGGCGACTATTGCCGTCGTTATCGACGAACATAATCAAATCGCCGTCTACTGCGGTGATCGTAAAGATATCACCAGTCTTAAACCCACCAAATGGACAGTCTCGATGCGATCGTACCTCGTCGCCTTTTTTCAATCTCATATTTTCTCTCCTTTTTGCTGTATGCAGGCAGCGAATCCCCTCTGGGCTTCGTAGCGTGATCGGCCGCCCGGGTTTCCGTGGGCTGCTTAAGCAGTTCCCCTCGTCTTGGTGTTTTTCGTAAGCTTCACCTTCTTGGTGAAATCGACCGGGATGACGTTGTCCTCTTCAGGCTTGTCAGCCTCGACGCCGCCGCCATCCTCTTCAAAATCTGGCTCGACTTCGAAGCGCGAGACCTCAAGTTGCACAAGGCCCGTGCCGGGAATCATGAAACGCACAGTCAGCCAGCGGAAGCTGTCGCGCTCCTCGATGATGATGCCCTTCCACTTCCAAAGCCGATGGACGACGATTTCGCCGGGTAAGTCCCAGCATTCACCGCAATCGCAGGTCATGCGGCACCTCTTTTCGGTGCGCGGTGGTAAGTGACCGGCGCGCTGGAAACGTAGCGGCCGTCCTTCAATAATGCGTACTGCCGCGCCTCAGCTTTTTGCGCAGCCGTCCGGTAAGGCTTGCGGTTTGTCATGTCCCGCTCGCCAGTTCGTGTGTATTTCGTTTTCAAGATGGCCTCCTCGTCGGGAGGTTGGTCGTCGGCCCCGTCATCCTCGCGGTCGGCCTGCCTCAAAAAGGCTAGTGGACCGTGCCCGTAAATGGCCCGTCCAGAATGGTTATGCGGGGCAGCGAGACATAAATGTCCATGCATCCTCCCGAATAACCGCCGTTAAAAGTTGTGCGCCGCACAACGGTCTTCTCTGTTGGCTCTGGCGCCGGTAGCGTGGGCGTTCTTTCCGAAAGTAACGACCAGGCGTGGCCTCTTGTGATCCCCATCAATTCCGCAATCTGCCCAAATGACGCGCCCCTCTTACGGTGCGCGGCGGCAGTTGCCTGCAGTTCGTGCCTTGATGATTGCTGCATGTCTCCTCGTGTGGTTGGTAGGTGGTTGACAAGCGCCGCTGGCAACGGCATCTGTCTGGTTGCGTGGGGTGGTACTGGGCAAGGAAAGCTGGACTTTGGAAGCGGGCTTTAGCCCCTCCTCGTGTGGTTTGGTTAGTACGGGCGGGACGTGGTAACAGGTGGTGCTGACCGTAAAGCGTCCCGCATATATTACCCTGCCATCTGGCGCAGGGCGTTTCCCTCGTGTTTGGTCACATGCCAGATCATGCGTTCTGCTGGTGAGGCAGAATGGACTAGTTCGTCCAAATCTTGCCTATGCTAGAGAATGCATCCTTGAAGCGTTCGCCATTGGGGCCGAAATAAAAGAATGATTGTCCCATCGCTGGCGAGTTACCGTTTCTGGTTCTACTTTCAAACCGGATACGCCCGCGAGTAATGCACATAGCTTGGCATGCAACTTGAAGATCTTGGTGCCATCCAGTGTCACCGCTATTATTGGTGAGAATGATAGCTTCGGTCACACGACCAGAAAACACTTCACCAATAGCCTTGGCAACGAAGTTTTGAATTTCGGGATTAGAGTACGGAGGGTTCATCCATACAGTACCAATCCAGTCTTTATCCAAGCCGCTGTTGTCTTCCGTATAATAAACTCCGGCCTTTACGGTTTTCTGTGCAAATTCATTGCTGGCGGGATCTATATCAATCTGACCCATAACTTCGCGCGCCATTTCAATGTATTTGGCGGGCGTGTACCATTCGTTGTCGCCGGAGAATGAATTAAGGCGGGTGTTTATTTCGCGGCCGAGCGCGGCTTTCGTTGGTTCGTTTCCGTCCGATAGTATTTTCTCGATTGATTTCTTTACGATGCCTGGGTCCCGCGATTCAGCATCGCGAACGGAACGAGCAGAGTGGATCTCGTCTTTGCGTATCCCCAAATCAGATAAAGTCGCTTGGTGGTTGGCGTCTGCAACCACCTTTCCCATCCACCTGACAGATTGCTCCCCTACTTTCGCGACTTCACCTCGTTCCTGCGCTGCATCATATTCATCAGCCAATCGCCGCTTCGCCATGGCCTCGATTTCTAGTGCGTCAGCTTGAGCGCGGTATACAGCGCCTATCACGTCCTCATATGCGCCCTTCGCCTTGGCGAATCGTGCGGTTGCCTTCGCAGCATCGTATGCAAGGCCGGCAGACGCTTTCGCCTCCAGCACCTCCGCTGCTGTGGTTGCGGCGGCAAGCTGGTTTGCTGCCTTGAGTACCAAGGCCGGGAGGCTACCAGCAATAACTTCGTTGCTGGCGATATCGTTTTCGCTGCGAAGTGCAAGCATGTTCATGCCGCAAGCCTTTCTGCCGCAACGTTGTCGTTGGAAACTTCAAAGAATACGGGAGCCGGAACTTCTCGGCGCGTCTTCAAGTCGCGCACACCAAGATGGCGCGGGTTGATATCGAGATAGTCTCCGAAAAGCGGAAAAACTTCGAATTGTCGCGACAGTTCTCGACCGTAGGTCAGGAACAAAATGATGCGGTGCGCAAATTCTGAATTGTGAATTTTTGTCTGCGGATATTCATACCGGTCTTCTAATTTAAAGACGCCATAATCGTATGATGCGCAGTCAACCGTATTGTGATTGTTATTTGTAGCGCCGAGCCATTTCCACGGAGAGTTGTCGCCGCCGGAACGGTCTACAAGGCGCCAAAAATCTCTTTCAATCCCCGCCTTTGCTACGGTTCTCTTTTTCAAAAGTGTCATGGAAATCTCCTCGTGGTGTGGTTGGTGGTATTCTCAATTTATCCTAGTGCCCGCTTTTCGACCAATCAGCGCGGCCACACGCAAAACCGCCAACCGCATTTCAGCGGTCAGCGCTCCTCGTTGACTATGGCGGGTATTTTTCGTTGACGGCGAAAAGCGTTCTGGTCGAATTGGTCATGGGGTCTCCTCGTGTTTTCTGGTCAGTCAGTCTTGGGTTGGTACTATCTGTCCGGTCGCGGAAGCTCCGGCTTCTCTTTGTGCAACTCATTCTCCTTTTCTGGGTCCGCTCTTCTTTGGGGCGGTTGATGATTTCAATATGCGATAAACACATAAATAAGTCAACAAAAATTATTTGATAATCGCAAATGATTTTCTGTGCGGATTATGCGAAAAGGCCATATGAAGAAAATTGACTGGTCAGACTGGATGGAAAAGGCGCGCAAGTTCGCGCACATGACGCAGGTCGAATTGGCTGACAAAATCGGGCTTAGCCAAGACAAGATCAGCAATGTTAAGCGTGGAACTCGCAAACTATCCAGCGATGAATCGACACTTATATCTCAGGTGACAGGATATCCCCTGCCCGGAGAAAACGCGTCATTGAACGTATTGGGGTATGTAGGCGCTGGCGCTGCAGTCCACCCGATCGACGATGGCGACCCTTTATATTCATTGAATATCGAATACCCACTACCACCAGGTACCGTAGGGGCCATTGTCCGCGGCGACAGTATGTTCCCCATATTCGAGGACGGGGATCTGGTCGCCTACTCTGGCGAAACTGTATTACCAGAAGACGCGCTTGGGGAGACTTGCATCGTACAGGTTTCCGACGGCCGGCTATTAATCAAAACAATCCGCCGAGGATCTGAAGATGGCCTCTATACCCTTACCAGCTACAATGCTCCGGATATCATTGATGTGCCAGTAGATTGGGCGCGGATGTTCTACAGCCGTATTTCTCGAAGGGTTTGGCGCAAGTTTGTGCGTTAATTCTTGCCCTTATGGACGCAACTTGCCAATCTGGCGCCGTTACAACCATAAGGGGTTATAGGAATGGGGAATTTTCCTGATCTGCCGCCACTGGATAGAATACCGGCAATTATCGGTGTGCATCGGCTGTTATTGCAACACCTTTACGCTAATGCGATCCATCGCGGACTACTGAATCAATCAGACATTGATAAAATAATTGGGTCCATTAAAGACGACGCGATTCGGCAGCTTGCCGAGGGGTTCTTTGATCCATTTAAAAAAGTCGACAAGTGACTCATTCATCTCGTCGATATTGAGAGGATCAGCATCCGGCCCGCGAAAGTGGGCCGTTTTTTTATTGTCAATTCTCTGCATGTCATTTCTCTTTCTATAGCGCCCGCACCATTGCGTGGCATGATGCTATTATGCGGTATTCAAAACTGGCCGCAACAATTTTTATTTGATTTTCGCATTTTTAACGCTTGACGCCTTTATTCGATTATCGCATATTCTTCCTCACAAGCAGCACGAAGAAGCGACCGACGCCGATCTGCTGACCATCCAAATACGAGGAGAAACCCATTATGAGCCCCAGAAGATCAGCAAAACCGAGACGGAATGAAATCATCGGCGGCGGATTCTTTGTATTCCGCCGCGGCAAGAAGACTGGCCGCGTTGGCGTCTTCACCACCATGCCATACGAACACGGCTCGTTTGAGCAGGCCTTGGCCGAGGCGACGCGCCTCGCTGCCCTGTGCCCCGGCGAGACGTTCGAAGTTTTCCAGACGAGCGGCGCCGTAGCCTGTTGCTCGCCGGTTGAGCTAGCGGAGGCTGCGTAAAATGGAGCGCAACCCAGCCACGGAACTCGAAGCCGCGCCCCTCCCGCGCGGACAGAAGAATATCGTCGATGCGCTGACAGCTATTTATCCGCGTCGCATCTACATCGACGATCTCGTTGACCACGTTTACGCTTTCGACCCGAACGGCGGCCCAGATGGCGCCCAAAACGTTGTGCGAGTGCAAATCAGTCGCCTCCGCAAGCGCCTGCCTTCCTATGGCTGGACGATCCCGATGAACCATCGGGGCGCCGGAAACCACGGGTATTACCGCCTTGAGCCCATCGCAAACGACAACGTACTGGCGGCGGAGCGGGCCGCAACAAACCGGAGGGCTGCAGCATGAACCGCGCACTCCTGGAAATGCTCGCCGATGATGAGTTCGAAACGGAAACCGACGCACCCAAGGCCGGCAATGTCGAGCCTATGCGCCGCCCTGACTACAAGGCTAGGAAACATGGTCGCCCGCAGCCGTGGCTGCGCTATGCGGCACGAGAAGCGGTCGAAATGACCGTTGTTATAGCCTTTTGCGTTGCCGCGTGCGGCGTAGGATTGGGGATGGCGTGATGGAAGATGAGCGCAAGCCTAACGCCATGTGGGCCGACGAGTTCGGCATCGTAACCGGCTACATGTGCCTGACGGACTTTGAATGCGAGCTTGGCGGCGCAAGCGGTGGGAACTGTATTCTCCCATCCTTGGAGGACTTCAAGAAGGCACGGCCATCCTGCGCCAGGGAATGTGGGATCGTTGAAGTAAAAGTCTATGGCGTTCGAGTTGTGCAGGAACCGGCAGAGATAGAAAGATAGCGCCGCAAGGCGCGGGGTGGGCCACAGATGTAGCGAAAACCAGACGGTCGTCGCCACACCCCAAACTTTAGCAGGAAGGCCAGGACTACACTGCAACCCACGAGCTGGGCGCCTTCCTGCACACCAACGAATTCGGCGAGAGCCGAGGACGGGCCAGGTGAAAGCCGAAAACCAGTCATAATTCGCCCGTCCAATAATCACAGCGGCGCTGAATAGCGACGCAAGACGAAATGCAGGGAGGCCATCGGGAAGACATAAACCATATGAGTCCCGTCCTGCCCTGCATAACAATTCTGCGAAGCGTGGCCAGTTGGAGATCGCAAACCAACGCCACCGCGCCGCGCTTCGCAGAAAACAATTCCCCGAAAGGGGCGGCTGACCGGCCTGCTTCTTGTCGAAACCCAGTGGTGGGACGCCGGTCAGCCAAACACGTTTAGCCGCTTCGGCGGCATGAGGACGGGCCAGAGGGGATACGGAATCCAGACCTAGAAAGCCCGCCCTCAATGAATAGGCAAGTGCGGCCATGCGCTCGGCGTATCCCATTGGATTTACGCCGCACTTGCCAACCCAATACCGAGCGCGGGCCAGAAATGCATTGCAACCCAAGGCCGCCACGCCCACGTTCGGCCCTTTACCAACCGCAACCCACGAGGAGAATAACGATGAACGTAGCAGCAAGAAGAATTACCGGCGCTAAGGCGGTCAGCCTGCAGCAGACCGCTCAGGACATGCTTGCTAAGGCCGACGGCGACATGAGCCGCGCCGCTGAAATGCTGGCGAACTATGCCGACAACATCGCCAGCTACCGCGCCGAGCTTCTCCGCATTGGAGCCCGCAAGCTTCTGAATGAAGTGCCCCAGGTACAGCGCGCGGCGATATTCCGCGAGCGAGCTGCCAGCTCATCCGCGCCATTCATCAAAGCTCCCCACCGCATGTCGGCTGGCGCAAAGGCTGCGCAGGCCCGTTTCAAAGCTGCTGGTAGTGCGATCAAGTCAGCTCTGATGGAACTGCCATACACGATCGGCGGGCTGACCAAGCCGTTGCGCGAATGGACCGGCACTGAAATTCACGGCCACGCTGAAATCGAACTCGCTAAGGGCGCGACTGCCGTTCGCAATGCTCGCTTCTTGCTCGCAGTCGGTACTGCTGCTGGCGGCAAGAAGATCGGAGAGGCTGTTTCTCCGGGTGATCTTGAGCGGATGAAGGCCGACGCGGAATCTAGCGAAGTTTAATAGTTTCGGGGTGGCCATGAAAGGCTCGTAACCCATACGTCAAACGCCGCCCCACTCAAACAGGAGAGAGTTATGATTGAAGCTATGATTGCAGATTTTGCCAAGTTGTACGTCAAAACATCCATCGCCACCGAATTCAACCACGATGGGTCAATCCAATATACCATTCGCATCAACAATGATGATGGCCGATACAACCGTCCATCTGTCCGGCTTGCGATGCAGGGTTCTGATCTGGCTAAACTTATTGCATCCATCCGCGAGCACTTCGAAGATCTGCGCCCATCGCTAGTTGCTGGCCTAGAGCGCGCAGATCGCCGTAGTCGAGAAGAACGATATCTCCGCGAGCAAGCAGGCAAGCCAAAGGCAGCGTAACTAATTCGGGGCGGCCACTGGCCGCGTGTAACCCATTTCCCCTCCGCCGCCCCACCCTTTCCTACCGCAGATGGGCCTCTCACCAATCGAAACCCATTCACCTCGCGCCCATCTGCACCCCTTTCACCCACGGGCCATACCAACCTTGTAACCCACAGCCGCAACGCCCGTAACACGAGGAGAATTACCATGAACGTATCGCTCAATCCCGCCAGCATCGCAGCAGCAGTCGCCATCGGCCACAACTCGCAGGCCGTATGGTCTTCTGGCCATGTGCCGCTTGCGCCTTACGAGCCAACCGACGAGATCGCCGCCACAGTCGCGGAAATCGTCACACTGCACCGTTTGCGCCAAGACATGATCCGCGCGCAGACGAAGCTTTCCTTGCAAGGACAGGCAGCGATCCGCTTTATGTTCCAGTCGGACGACGACTTCGCAAATGACGAGGCGAAGGAAAAGGCACGCAAGCGCACGGAGTCGCTTTACAAAACGATTGCCGCCGATCCATCCCACGAACTGCATAGTTATGTCGCCCCGTACCTATTGGCAGGAAAGCCACTCGACGAACAGCGCGCAGCATATGAAAAGCGTCTCGTGAAAGCCGCCAAACTACTCCCTGTCTATGACTGGGTGAAAGGCGTTAAAGGGTTCGGTGACATTTCATTCGCCACCATCGTCGGCGAATGCGGCGATATCGGTACTTATAAATCAGTGTCCGCTGTGTGGAAGCGCCTTGGTCTCGCTGTGATCGACGGCAACCGTCAGGGTAATCCCGGCAAAAGCGCATCCGCTGACGACTGGATCGCACACGGCTACAATCGCCAGCGCCGTTCGGTTAGCTGGAATGCTCGCCAGCATGTAATCGGAGGCATGGGAAAGTGGCGCCCAGCATACGGCGCAGACGTTCGGGCCGATCTGGACCTTACCTATTATCAGCAAGTTTACGCCGAGCGCGCCCGCTACGAATCCGAAAAACTCGGCCTGCCTATAGCCGAAAGTGCGACCGGCAAGGAGAGCTACAAGATGCACGCCGCGAACCGCGCGCATCGCTACGTCGAAAAGCGTCTTGTGAAGCACCTCTATCTCGAATGGCGCAGGGCTGCCGCGTAAGCACAGCCGGCGCACACCTATCACCACCCACCAAAACACGAGGAGACCCTATGTCCAGATCCATCACGCACGCCGCTATGGCGCCTACCCTGACCGCCACTGAATTTCAGCAACAAGGCACAACCGCCGCGCAGGTCTTGTCGATTTCAAAGGCCGTGCGCGCTCTTGGCTACCACACTGAAGCCGAGACGCTACGCGACACCGCTTTCGAACTGGCGCGCATTACCGGCGTTCGGTTCCGCTATGGCGATCCACGCCAGCGTCGCAATCCAGCCAATGACAACCGCCGCCGGCAGCGGAGGGCGGTGTGATGGTGGTGGGTGACAAAGCCGTAAGGGCAGCACAGAAAGCGTATAGAGAATGCGAAGGTGATAGCACGGAAAGCCACCGCGCCGCCCTCACCGCCGCTCTCCCCTTCCTCCCCGTGCAAGGGGCTGTGAATGCTGACGCCATCAAGCGGATCGAGCGGATGGCGTTTGGTTATGAAGTCATGTTCGAGAATCTCTGCCATATTTCAGGAACATCAGGGGTGGATCAGTCTTGGTATCGTGCGAAGGCTCGTGAAGCTACGGAACGTCTTTCTCCGCTGCATTCCATCACCACAGAAAGCAACAAGTCTGTCCCAGGTGATTGTAAGCGGCAGTATCAGGACTTCATGTCTCGCATCCTCTCCGCGCTTGAGCCATCCGCAGCGCGTGAGCTGGCGTTGGAGGAACACCTTCAGGCTATAGAACAGCAGCTTGCCATAAATCTTGGCTATTTCCACGACGAAAATCGCTTCCTGCTTGAAACGCTTCAAGCTCACATCACCACGCGCATCGTAGCCATCCGCTCCCTATCCTCCCCGGACCATGCCGACGCCGTTCACGCGCAGGCGCGGGACGTGCTGGCCCGTTTCCGTGACTATGTGATTGAGGGCATCACTGCCGGTACAATCATGCGCGGCGGCGAACATCACAACCCGATTTGGCAGGAAGTTGCCAGCGTTCTCCATGCCGACTCCGGTAAGGTCGAGGGGGATGGGTGGCTGCCGATTGATCTTTCCACTCCAGACAACACTTGGCTGCTGATTTACGTAACCGGACACGGGATTGTTACGGCTCGCAGAAAGCCGTTTTATGGATGGATCAGCTTAGATGGAAAGCTGATTAAGCGTGCCACCCACTGGCGACCTTTACCCACACCGCCCGTAGCTTCGGAGGGCGCGGAATGAGCAAGCTGCGCGCACTTTCGCTGTTCGCCGGAATAGGCGGGTTTGATCTTGGCCTTGAAAGAACGGGCGGCTTTGAAATCGTTGGCCAGTGCGAGATTGAGCCGTTTCAACGCGCCGTGCTTCGCAAGCATTGGCCCGAAGTACAGCATATCGAAGATATCCACGATATCGAGCGGTTTGACTGTGACGTGATTTGTGGCGGCTTCCCTTGCCAGCCGTTTAGCACCGCTTCACGCGGTCGCCGTGTTGCCGTCGACCTGTGGCCAGAAATGCGCCGGGTGATCGATGGTTCCGATCCGTCCTATGTCATCGCGGAGAATGTCAGTGAATATGCAATCGAAATTGCCGCAGATGACCTGCGGACACTCGGATACAACATCGCAATCAGAAATATATCGGCTCATGATTGCGGGGCACCGCATGGAAGAAGCCGTTGGTGGCTTGTTGCACACCCCCACGAGGAAGGCAAATTTCAACGCGCCCTCGATGCAGAAGTGGCCAAGCTGCCGGAACTATGTGCGGGCCTTTGGAACGCAGAAGCCTACGCCGGAGCAATTCGAGTTTCTGATGGGCTATCCCATCGGGTTCACAGAGTTGAAGCACTCGGAAACGCTGTCCTTCCCCAAATTCCACAAGTAATCGGGCTGGCCATTCTCGCCACCCACCCATCAGGAGGCGACAGTCATGGCGAGTGAATTGGAACTGTTCAGCCTTCTCGTCTTCGGTCACATGCTGGCGGACTATCCTTTGCAGGGTGACTTTCTCTCAAAGGCC